CCTCGGAAATTCCCCGGGGGATATTTTTGAAAAACAATTTTGACTTCCGGACAGCATTTGCAGGAGCCCACAAGGTCGATTATGGCTTTGTGGGTTCTTTTTCTTTATCATCACCCAACGATGACTTTCTCCTTTCGGCCTTTCGGAGCAGTGTCGTCTTTGTGGGTTCTTTCAAATGTTGTCCTGAAGTCGCGTATACCCTGGTGAAACCACGGATATCGCCATAAATTCATTTCCAATATGTGGAGAAAGGAGGAGCTCCTTTGGCAAGAGGCAGGGCAGAGGGAAGTTCCAGCAGGAAAATCCGACCGGCCTTGACGCCGGAGGCCAGAGAGAATCAAATGATCTCCCTGGCAGTGGATCTGGCGGAGAAGCAGCTGCTTGAGGGGACGGCCTCCTCCCAGGTCATCACGCATTTTCTGAAACTCGGATCTACAAAAGCGCAAGTAGAAAAAGAATTGCTGGAACGGCAGCGTGATCTTGCCGCGGCAAAGACGGATTCACTGAAATCCCAGCAGAAAATCGAAGAATTGTATACCGAGGCCATGGCCGCCATGCGGCGGTATAACGGGCAGGAGGATTTGGATGGAGAGGATTAGGACTTATTCCGAACTGATTACATTTCCAACCTTCGAGGAGAGGTATCAGTATCTTCGACTGAATGGCAGCGTGGGGCGTGAAACTTTTGGTTTTGACCGCTACATGAACCAATTTTTCTATCGCTCCCCCGAATGGAAAAAAGTCCGCAATGAGGTTATCGCCAGGGATAACGGGTGCGACCTCGGCGTGGAAGGGAGAGAGATTTTTGGTCGGGTGCTCATCCACCACATGAACCCAATCTCTCCTGAGGATATTCGGGATAGAAGCGACCTGCTTTTGAATCCTGAGTTTCTTATTACAACCGTACACAATACCCATCAGGCTATCCACTACGGTGATGAGTCTCTTCTGATACTGTCCCCTATTCAACGGGCCAGACATGACACCTGCCCCTGGAAGCATTGAGGAGGGTGGTTATGTACGAATTCAGATGGATTCGAGACCATGTGGAAGTCTACGACCATGGAGAGTTCCTATTTTCCGCAGATACCAAAGAGGAAGCGGTGCGGGAACTTGCCCAAATCCAAGAAGAGGAGGAACCGCACATGAATAGCAACGCTAAAGAGCGGCGTGGACGAAGAGTCGAAGTTGGGCCTGTTGACGATGCCGCTCAAGTGGAGCCGATGGCGAAAACCGCAACTGGTGTCGTCACCAACTGCCTTAAGGTAAATCTGCGGAAAGAAGCATCCCGTGATGCCGCCGTTCTGGAGGAGATTCCTGCCCTGACAGAATTGACTGTGGAACTGGATGAAACACCTTCCGAGTTTTACCGAGTCCGAACCGCAAAAGGAGTTCAGGGATACTGCATGAAGCCCTATATCGCGCTCCGCAGATAAGGAGGCCGCCATGGATATCACCGAAAGCATCCTGACCTCCATTAAGAAACTGTTGGGCATCGATGCGTCCTACACCCACTTTGACCCAGACCTTGTCATGCATATTAACTCGGTGTTCGCAGTCCTAACGCAGATGGGCGTTGGACCGGCATCCGGATTTGCTATTACTGATGAGGATCAGGAATGGAAGGACTTTCTCGCCGGTGACCCTGCAAATTTCGCATTCGTGAAATCTTACATGCACCTGAAGGTCAAACTTCTGTTCGACCCTCCGCTGAGTTCTGCTGCCATCGAGGCAATCAATCAGCAGATCAAAGAACTGGAATGGCGGCTCTATGTGGAGGCGGACCGGACGGCAGCAGTCCAAGGAGAGGAGGAACTTCAAAATGGAGAGCACTGAACTGAAACACTACGGCATCAAGGGTATGCGGTGGGGCGTGCGCCGATTTCAGAACAAAGATGGCACGCTTACTGCGGCTGGAAAGAAGCGTAACGCCTCTAAGGAAGATGCGCACGACGACTACAAGAAAGCCCATAGCCGCAAAAGCGTCGAGTCCATGAGCGACGCCGAACTTCGGAACAGACTGAACCGACTTCAGATGGAACAGCAGTACAGTAAGTTGTCCGGAACCGACGTGAACAAGGGGAAAGCCTTTGTGTCTAAGACTATGAAGGTCGCTACCGGCGTGGCAACGGCTACCACAACCGTAATCACCCTTTACAACAATGCGGACAAGATCCGAAAAATTGTGGAAGGTCTTAGCAAGAAGTAAGGGGAGAAAATAGTATGGCATTGTCAAATACCGCCGTCCCGCGCTACTACGGCCAGTTCCGCGATGCTGTTATTCGAGGCGATATTCCAGTTTGCAAGGAAATCTCTATGGAGATGAACCGCATCGATGATTTGATTGCCAACCCTGGCGTCTATTACGACGATAGGGCGGTAGAGGGTTGGATCAAATACTGCGAGTCGGAGCTTACCTTGACTGACGGGTCCGACCTGCATCTGCTGGATAGCTTCAAACTGTGGGGCGAGCAGGTATTTGGATGGTATTACTTTGTGGAACGAACGGTGTATGAGCCAAACGAGGATGGGCGAGGCGGCCATTATGTGCAGAAGATGATTAAGAAACGGCTAATCAACAAGCAGTATCTAATCGTTGGACGCGGCGCAGCAAAGTCACTCTATGACGCGTGCATCCATTCCTTCTTTGAAAATGTAGACACCTCGACTACACATCAAATCACCACAGCCCCGACTATGAAACTTGCGGAAGAAGTGGTTTCCCCTATCCGCACCGCCATCACCCGAGCAAGAGGGCCTTTGTTTAAGTTTTTAACAGAAGGCTCGCTCCAAAACACCACCGGCTCCAAGGCAAACCGGGTCAAACTGGCCTCTACGAAAAAGGGCATTGAGAACTTTCTCACAGGGTCGCTGATTGAGATTCGCCCTATGTCCATCAACAAGCTTCAGGGCTTACGCTGCAAGATTGCCACGGTGGACGAATGGCTTTCCGGCGACATCCGGGAAGACGTTATCGGTGCCATTGAGCAAGGCGCATCCAAAGTGGACGACTATCTCATTATCGCCACCAGTTCCGAAGGCACCGTCCGAAACGGAGCGGGCGACACCATCAAAATGGAGCTGATGAATATTCTCAAGGGGGATTACTTCAACCCCCATGTGTCTATCTGGTGGTACAAGTTGGATTCGGTTGACGAGGTGGCTTATCCGGAGATGTGGATGAAGGCAAATCCCAATATTGGAAAAACTGTTACCTACGAAACCTATCAGCTTGATGTGGAGCGCGCCGAGAACGCACCTGCTGCCCGTAACGACATTTTGGCCAAGCGATTCGGTCTGCCCATGGAGGGTTACACCTATTATTTCACCTATGAGGAAACGCTGCCTCACCGCCGCAGGGTCTTTTGGAATATGCCCTGTGCCATGGGAGCGGACCTTTCTCAAGGTGATGACTTCTGCTCCTTCACTTTTCTATTCCCGCTGCGAGACGGAAGCTTCGGCGTGAAAACACGGAATTACATCACTTCCCGTACATTAAACAAACTCCCCGCCGCCATGAGAGCCAAGTACGACCAGTTCATGGAGGAAGGGAGTCTTATTGTTTTAGAGGGAACTGTGCTGGACCCCATGCAGGTTTACGAGGACCTGGATGACCACATTGTGGAGATGGGGTATGATGTCCGCTGCCTGGGCTACGACCCTTACAACGCAAAGGAGTTTGTTGAGCGTTGGGCCAGTGAAAACGGCCCGTTCGGAATTGAAAAGGTTATCCAGGGTTCAAAGACAGAGTCTGTTCCACTGGGCGAACTGAAGAAGATGTCCGAAGACCGTATGCTGATCTTTGACGAAGAGTTGATGACCTTCGCCATGGGAAACTGCATTACGATGGAAGACACCAACGGAAACCGAAAATTGCTCAAGAAACGATATGAGCAGAAAATTGACGCTGTGGCGGCTATGATGGACGCATATATCGCATTTAAGGCCAACCGTGAAGCATTTGAGTAAAAATCGGTTTGCGTAACTGTTCAAAATGGAGAAATAACTCTTAGATGGAGAGGAAAACGGGGAAGTCGCAGGCTTTTATCGGCCTGCGTTTTTTTTTATGCCCAAAAACAAGAAGGAGGTGATCCGTTTCTTATGGAAATGCCATTTGGCGCCAGACTGCGACACGCCTGGAACGCCTTTTTCAACCGTGACCCTACAAGCTTTTACCGGTCTATCGGTCCGGGCTACTCCTATCGTCCGGACCGTCCGCGTTTCAGCCGGGGGAATGAACGCTCCATCGTTACATCGGTTTACAACCGCATTGCCATGGATGCGGCCGCCTGTGTTATCCAGCATGTGCGACTGGATGAAAATGACCGTTTCCTCTCGGTCATCGATAGCGGACTGAATAACTGCCTTACCCTGGAGGCCAATATCGACCAGACAGGACGGGCATTCAGCCAAGATGTGTATATGTCCATGATGGACGAGGGCTGCGTTGCCGTAGTGCCTGTGGACACAACGATAAATCCGGAGGAAACCAGTTCTTATGAAATCCTGACTATGCGGACTGGATGCATTCTGGAATGGTATCCCCAGCATGTAAAGGTCAGGGTATACAACGACCGGAGCGGCCAGAAGGAAGACATTGTTGTGCCGAAAAGTAAAACGGCCATTATTGAAAATCCCTTCTACGCAGTCATGAACGAGTCAAACTCAACCATGCAGCGGCTGATTCGGAAACTGAACATTCTGGATGCCATCGATGAACAGAGCGCATCCGGAAAATTAGACCTTATCATCCAGCTGCCCTATGTCATTAAGACTGAGGCTCGACGCCAACAGGCGGAAAAACGCCGTAAAGATATCGAGGACCAGTTGTCCGGCTCCAAGTACGGAATCGCTTATACCGATGGTACGGAGCACATCACACAGCTTAATCGGCCCGTCGACAACAATCTGATGTCCCAAATCGAATACCTGACGAGTATGCTTTACAGCCAGTTAGGAATCACGCAGGAGATCATGAATGGCTCTGCCGACGACAAGACGATGCTGAACTACTATGACCGGACAATCGAGCCCATCGTATCTGCATTTGTTGGCGAAGCGAAACGGAAGTTCCTGACGAAAACCGCCCGGTCGCAACGGCAGTCGATTGTGTTCTTCCGAGACCCCTTTAAGCTTGTTCCTGTTTCTGAGATCGCCGAAATCGCGGACAAGTTCACCCGAAACGAAATCATGACATCGAATGAGATTCGGCAGGTGGTGGGCATGAAGCCGTCAAAAGACCCGAAGGCCGACGAACTCCGCAACAGCAACATCAGCGAGCCCAAGGAGAGCAGGAGCAACTTACAGGAGCAGACGAACCCGGTACCTATAACACAGAAGGAGGAAGAAGTTCAAAATGGAGCTGAAATGTGACTTTAGCGGCTGGGCAACCAGAAACGACCTTGTCTGCGCCGATGGACGGACCATCAAGAAGGACGCATTCAAGGATTGTGATGGACGAATGGTCCCGCTGGTATGGAACCACCAGCACAACGATCCCACCAACATTCTGGGACATGCCTTGCTGGAAAACCGGACAGATGGCGTATATGCCTACTGTACCTTCAACGAGACCGAGAGCGGCAAAGCGGCCAAACTCCTGGTCCAGCATGGGGATGTAGAGTCCCTGTCCATCTATGCCAACCAGCTGAAACAGCAGAACCGCAATGTGGTTCATGGCATGATCCGCGAGGTCAGTCTGGTTGTGGCGGGCTCAAACCCCGGCGCGTTCATCGATTTTGTAGATCTGGCTCACGGCGAAGGCGCCGAGCAGGAACTCATCCTCTCCGCCGCCGAGGAAATCACCCTCTCTCACGCCGCCGACGATAAGAAGGACGATGATGATAAGAAGAGCGATTCCGACGACGGCAAGAAAGAAGATGGCGATGATAAGTCCATCGAGGATGTGGTGAACAGCATGACCGAGGAGCAGAAAACCGTGATGTATGGGCTGATTGGTCGGGCGCTCACCGAGGGCCAGGCGGGCGATGATGCAGAGGACAAGGACGACCCCGACAAGAAGAAAAACGATAACTCTGAAGGAGGAGACAACACCATGAAGCACAATGTTTTCGACAAGGAAGACACCAAGGACACCGTGCTGAGCCATGCGGACCAGCAGGGCATCATCGCGATGGCCAAAACCACCAGCGTGGGCAGCCTCCAGGCCGCTCTGCGCATTTATGCCGAGCAGAATGAGGAACTGAAGCACGGCATCGACGACATCGAGACTCTCTTCCCTGATTATAAGGATCTGCGCCCTGGCGCTCCTGAACTGCTTCAGCGTGACCAGGGCTGGGTGAGCGTGGTCATGCAGAAGACCCACAAGAGTCCCATCAGCCGCATCCGCACCCGTCAGATGGATGCTCGTGGCGGCGACCTGCGCGCCTACGGCTACCGCAAGGGCAACCTGAAGAAGGCTCCCGGCAACATGAAGCTGATCAAGCGCACCACCGACCCCCAGACCATTTACCGCAAGGATGCCCTGAACAGGGACGACATCATCGACATCACCGATTTCGATGTGGTGGAGTACCAGTATGGCGTGATGCGGCAGAACCTGAACGAGGAAATCGCCACTGCCATCATGATCGGCGACGGCCGTGAAGAGGGGGACGAGATGAAGATCGAGCAGGAGCATGTCCGCTCTATCTGGAACGATGACGACCTGTACGCCATCCACTACGATGTGGACATCGAAGCCGCCAAGACCGAGCTCCAGGGCAGCAATACCGGCGCCAACTTTGGTGAGAACTATATCTATGCCGAGGCCGTTATCACCGCCGCACTGTATTCCCGTGAGCAGTACAAGGGCACCGGCACTCCCGACTTCTTCTGCACGCCTCATCTGCTGAATGTGATGCTGCTGGCCCGTGACCTGAATGGCCGCCGTATCTACGACTCCAAGGCTGACCTGGCCCAGGCTCTGAATGTCGGCGAGATTTACACCGCCGAGCAGTTTGCCAACCAGGTCCGCACCGACAGCGATACCCATAAGCACAAGCTGCTGGGCATCTTTGTCAATCTGGCGGACTACACCATTGGCGCTACCAAGGGCGGCGAGATCACCCGCTTCAATCAGTTCGACATCGACTTCAACCAGGAGAAGTACCTGATTGAGACCCGCCTGTCCGGTGCTCTGACCCGTGTGTATTCCGCTATCGTGCTGGAGGAGCCCGTGGCTTGACCGGCCGCCGAAATAATACTACTTGGAGGTAACTGACCATGGAAAAGATTTTTGAGCATCTGAATGATGTCCATGTCCGCGCCTGCGTGGCCTACGGCAAGACTGCGGACAAGAAACTCTACTATGAGGCCGACTACAAGACCCAGGTGGCCAAGGCCGACATGGAGGACGCGTTCCTCAAGGGCCTTCTGGTTATCGACGACGGCACCAATAAGCTGATCCCCGTAGCCATGACCGGCGCCACGGTGACCACCGTTAAGATGGGCGCTTCTGCCGTTGAGGCCACGACCTGGACTGCGGCTTCCTGAGGAATTCAAAATGGCAAAGTTTTATGGGGCGGTAGGCTATGCGGAAACGGTGAAAACGGCTCCCGGCGTTTGGGAAGAACAGATCACCCGGCGGATGTACTACGGGGAACTTGGGCGTAATACCAGACGGCTCCAATCCTCCGACTCCCTCAATGACGACATCACAGTCGCAAACGAGATCAGCATAGTCGCCGACCCCTTTGCCAGGGAGAATTTTCACAGGATGCGCTATGTGGAGTACATGGGCGCCAAATGGAAGATCAGCAATGTGGAAGTGCAGTACCCCCGTCTTATCCTGACGATTGGAGGCGTATACCATGAGCCGAAGAACCGAACTTCAGGCAGTTCTTGAGAGCATCCTTGGCGGCGAGCAGGTATATTTCCAGCCACCATCCAATGTGGAGATGGAATACGACTGCATCGTCTATGAGCGAAGCCGCATGGAAACGCGGTTTGCGGATAACGGGCCGTACAGTCTGATAGACCGATATCAGGTGACGGCGATTTACCGAAATCCAGACAGCGACCTTCCTCGCCGGATTGCCAAACTTCCCATGTGCTCCCATGAGCGGCACTTTACATCCGATAATCTGCACCACGATGTATTCAATCTGTACTATTAAGGAGGAACTGAACTATGAGTAGACTTGTTTGGGATAAGGTCGGCGAGCGTTTCTATGAAACCGGCCTGGACCGCGGCGTTCTCTATCCCATGGGTGCTGGCGGTACCTATGACAAGGGCGTGGCCTGGAATGGCCTGACCGCGGTGAACGAGAGTCCCTCCGGCGCAGAGGCCACTCCTCTGTACGCCGACAACATCAAGTATCTGAACCTGATTTCTGCCGAGGACTTCGGTGCTACGGTAGAGGCTTACACTTATCCGCCTGAGTTCGAGGCCTGCGACGGCACTGCCGAGGCTGCGCCCGGACTCACTGTTGGCCAGCAGGCCCGCAAGGTGTTTGGCCTGAGTTACCGCACCCTCATCGGCAACGATGTGGATGGCCAGGCTCACGGCTACAAGATCCATCTGGTCTATGGCGCACAGGCTTCTCCCTCCGAGAAGAATCGCCAGACCGTAAACGATTCTCCTGAAGCGGTCGCTTTCAGCTGGGAGATGAGCACCACCCCTGTGGATGTGCCCGGCTTTAAGCCTGCCGCTCATCTGATTATCGACTCCACCAAGGTGGAAGACGCCAAGCTGAAGGCGCTGGAGGACATCCTCTACGGCAAGGATGCCACCACCGAGCCCGAGGTGCCCGCCGTTGAGCCTCGCCTGCCCATGCCGGCTGAGATCATTACTCTGCTCTCTGAGGGCGCGGGCTGATTTTTCACCAGCCAGATAACCTAATCCAAAGCGGGGCTCTCTTCACCGGGGGCTCCGCTTTCTTTTATTTTTGAAAGGAGAATTTCACCATGTTAAAGAAGACGATTACTTACACTGACTACAATGGCAACACCCGCACCGAGGATTTCTACTTCAACCTGAGCCAGGCAGAAGTGACCGAAATGATGCTGTCTGTGGACGGCGGTCTGACCGAGATGATCCGCCGCATTGTAGCGGCCCAGGATGGAAAGCAGATCATCTCCACTTTCAAGGACATTGTGCTGAAGGCCTATGGCGAGAAGTCCCCTGATGGCAAGCGATTTGTCAAGAATCAGGAACTGCGGGATGCCTTTGCCCAGACTGAGGCTTACAGCAAGCTCTTTATGGAGTTGGCCACCGACGCCGATGCCGCTGCGGTCTTTGTCAACGGGATTCTCCCGCCCCAGCAGGCCGAGGAGAAGCCTGCCGATGCACCGGCGCTGGCGCCTGTCAACTGAGAAAACAACGGGGTGACCAGAGATGCTGAAAATTGTTGTGCCGGCGTCCGAACAATTCGATGACGCCGCCGGATGTTTTATCAACACGAAAGAACAGACCCTCCAGTTGGAGCATTCTCTGGTCTCTCTTTATAAATGGGAGTCAAAGCACTGCAAGCCGTTTCTGGCCAGAGAGCCCAAGACAACGGAAGAGTCTATTGACTACATCCGGTGCATGACTTTGACCCAGAATGTAGATCCGAATGTCTATGCGGCAATCACGCAGGACATTCTGAACCGGGTGAACGACTACATCGACGCCCCGATGACGGCTACCACATTTGCCAAGGATAGGAAAGGCAGCATCAACCGGGAAGTCATCACTGCGGAGATCATTTACTACTGGATGATTTCCCACAATATCCCCTTCGAGTGCCAGAAATGGCACCTGAACCGGCTGCTGACTCTAATCAATGTCTGTGATGCCAAGAGCCAGCCGCCCAAGAAGATACCAAAGAGCGAGCAGATTGCGCAGCGCCGCGCACTGAACGCCGCACGGAGGAAACGCTTTAACACAAGGGGTTGATACACAGAAATGATTACGTTCAGACAAAAGGGCGACTTTTCCAAGCTGACCAGATTCCTGGAACGGGCAAAGGAGGCTGTCCGCCTCGGAGAGCTTGACCGATATGGCCGGGCGGGCGTGGCCGCTCTTGCGTCTGCAACGCCGAGGGATTCTGGTGAAACGGCCCGTTCGTGGTACTACGAGATTGTCCGCGCCAAAGGGAGCGTGACCATCTCATTCCGCAATTCCAATATTCAAAATGGAGTCCCGATTGCCATTATCCTGCAATACGGACATGGCACGGGAACTGGAGGCTGGGTACAGGGTATTGATTACATCAACCCTGCGATCCGGCCTATTTTTAATCAGATCGCGAAAGATGCATGGAGGGAGGTTGCGCAGTCATGAGCACCACAATCGACGAGAGAGTCGTAGAAATGCGATTTGACAACCGGCAGTTCGAGGCGAATGTGCAGACCAGCCTGACCTCGCTGGACAAGCTGAAACAGAGCCTGAACCTTACCGGCGCAGCCAAGGGGCTGGAGCAGATCGACGCAGCCGCCAAGAAGTGCGACATGTCGAAGCTCAGCAACGCCATCCAGACTGTCCAGGCGAAATTCTCCGCCATGGAAGTGGTGGCTATCACCGCTCTCTCCAATATTACCAATTCGGCAGTCAATGCCGGAAAGCGTATGCTCTCAGCCCTGACCATCGATCCGATCATGACGGGCTTCAACGAGTATGAGCTGAAGATGGGTTCCATCCAGACCATTATGGCCAGCACAGGTGAGAGCCTGGATGTTGTGAACCAGAAACTGGACGAACTAAACACCTATTCAGACCGAACGATCTACTCTTTTTCCGATATGACACAGAACATCGGCAAATTTACCAATGCCGGCGTAAAACTGGATGATGCGGTGGCTGCAATTCAAGGTGTGGCCAATGTGGCCGCCGTATCCGGAGCCAACGCCAATGAGGCTTCCCACGCCATGTATAACTTTGGACAGGCGCTGTCCTCCGGCAGTGTCCGTCTGCAAGACTGGAAATCCATTGAACTTGCCAACATGGCGACAGTGGAATTCAAGGAGCAGCTGATTCAGACGGCCCTGGAAGTAGGTACCCTGATCAAGGTAGGCGACCAGTATCGCTCCACAACCACAGACCTGAACGGGAATGTGTCGGAATTGTTCACGACCACCACCATGTTTAACGACTCTCTCAGCGCTCAGTGGATGACCACGGAAGTTCTGACCCAGACGCTGGGAAGATATGCAGATGAAACCACGGAGATTGGTAAGAAGGCTTTTGCTGCCGCGCAGGATGTCAAGACCTTCACCCAGCTCTTCGACACGCTGAAAGAAAGTGCGCAGTCTGGTTGGGCGGAAACCTGGCAGTTGATTGTTGGCGACTACGAAGAAGCCAAGGTCACTCTACGGGAATTCTCCGAATTTTTCAGCAATATCATCAGCGGCTCTGCTGATGCCCGCAACGCCCTTCTTGGCGGCGCCTTGACTTCCAGTTGGGGACAGTTGAAGAACATGGTGAGCGATGCCGGCGTTTCTGTGGATGCATTCCGAACGGCACTGCAAGAAACCGCAAGCGAGTCCGTAGCAGGCTTTGACAAGATGATTGAAGAAGCCGGTTCCTTTGACGCGACTTTGGCTAAAGGCTGGCTGACCACGGATATTCTAACGCAGACGCTGGATAAGCTGGCCAATCAGGCAACCGGTACTACCGACGGCCTGGCGGCGCTGTCTGACGAACAACTCAAAAGCGTTGGTTATACCGAGGAACAGATCAAAGCACTTCGAGAACTTGGGGAACAGGCAAAAACCGCCAGCGGACCTGTGGCAGACCTGGTGGATAATATGACCCGCAGGAGCGGGCGGGAACTGCTGTTCGACTCCCTGCTCAATATCTTCAAGGCGCTGCAAAGTTATTTCGGCGCTATGAAGAACGCATTTCAGGAGATATTTCCTCCGGCAACTTCGGAACAGATCTACGGTCTCATCGAAGGTCTGCACAAATTCACGGAAGGGCTTATTCTGTCGGAAGAAACCGCGGACAAGGTGAAGCGGACTTTCAAAGGCTGGTTTGCCTTCTTGGATATTATCCGTCAAGCTCTTGTTGCTGTTTATCAGGGTGTTAAACCTCTTTTAGGCGGTCTGGGGGCGTTTGCGAGCGGCGTTCTCTCCGTCACGGCCGCCTTTGGCGACTGGATGACGGGCATAAATGCAGCCATCAAGGAAAACGACATCTTTAATAAAGCAGTACAAAGGGTCACGGGATTTCTCCAGGGAGCGGCTACCGCTATCAGTGAGTTTGCTAATGCGGCCCGAGAAAAACTGCATCTCCCCACTCTGGAAGAAGCCAAGAACTCGGCCAAAGAGTTTATCCAGACCATTGGGGGAAAAGTAGGTGCTCCTGGACTGGAACTGTTCCACGCTTTGATTGAGAAAATTGGAGAGCGGCTCAGTATGGTCAAGGACGCTCTCGTTTCTTTCAAAGACAGCGTACTCTCTTCTTTTGGAGAGATTGATGGAGCTGTGGCCGGAAGCGCATTCTTCCGAGTTATGGATGCCCTCTGGAATGGAGTAAAAACGCTGGCCGGAGGTGTCATTGATGGGCTCGGCAAAGTTATTTCTACCCTTGTGGATGCGGTGAGCAATGCTGACTTCAGCGGCATTATTGATTTTATCAATGCACTGTCCTTTGGCGGCATCGCGCTGGCACTGAAGAAATTCACCGAGCCTCTGGAGGCCATTGGCAGCATCAAAGACAGCGTTGTTGGGATTCTGGACGGCGTGAGAGGCTGTTTCGAGGCATACCAATCCCAGTTAAAGGCCGGAACACTTTTGAAAATCGCATCAGCGATTGCCATTCTCACCGCCTCGCTTTTCGCTCTTGCGGTTATCGACTCCGAACAGCTTAACACTGCACTTGGCGGCATCACCATGCTCTTCGTCAACCTGATGGGTTCCATGGCAGTGTTCAATAAAATCAGCGCAACAGCCGCAGCAGGCTTGATGCGCAATTCCACGGCAATGCTGATGATGTCCATTTCTGTTTCCGTCCTTGCTGGCGCTTTGCGTAAAATTGCCGATATGGATTGGGAGGAACTTGCAAAAGGACTTGTCGGTATCGCCGGCATGGCTGGTGTTCTGGTGGCCGCCGTCAGGCTGCTCTCTGGTGCTGGCGTCATCAAAGGCGCCGCCGGGCTGGTAGTCTTTGCTGCGGCAATCAAAATACTGGCTTCCGTGTGCCGGGATCTGTCTACTTTGGATTGGGGTTCTCTGGCTGTCGGTTTGACCGGCGTCGGTATACTCCTTGCGGAGGTAGCCGGTTTCCTACGGCTTGCTAAATTTGAGGGCAGCGCCATCGGAACGGCAATGGGTATTGTCATCCTTTCCGGCGCGATTACCATTCTTGCTTCCGCTTGCAAAGACCTTGGCGGATTGGATATCGGAAATCTTGTCCAGGGGTTGGCTGGTGTTGGCGCTCTTCTGGCTGCTCTAACTGCATTTACAAAGTTGACCAGCGGCAGCACCAATATGGTAGCAATCGGCACAGGTCTGGTTCTTGTGGGCGCTTCTATGAAGATATTTGCCTCCGCGGTTGGCGATTTGGGTGGTATGGACATCCCTACGCTGGCAAAAGGGCTTGTATCCATGGGGGTTGCTTTACTGGCCATTGCCGGGGCGACAAAACTTATGCCGCCAAACATGTTTGGCATTGGCGCCGGTCTTGTCGTGGTCGGAGCGGCACTGAAAATCATTGCCAGCGCACTTGGACAGATGGGCGGAATGAGCTGGGAAGCGGTAGCTAAAAGCCTTGTAACAATGGGAATTGCGCTGACTGAGTTGGCGCTTGGCCTTAAGTTCATGCAGGGCAGTTTGGCCGGGTCCGCCGCGCTTCTGGTAGCCTCCGCAGCATTACTGGCGCTTGCTCCGGCGCTTCGGCTCCTTGGTGGAATGAGCGTGGGTGAAATTGCCAAAAGTCTGATTACACTGGCCGGAGCGTTCGCAGTTATTGGCGTTGCGGCGGCGGTATTGACGCCTCTTGTTCCGACCATCCTCGCTTTGGGCGGCGCTTTGGCGCTGATTGGAGTGGGTATTGTCGCAGCAGGCGCTGGCATTACCCTGCTTGCAACGGGAATTACTGCCCTGGCTCTTGCTCTGGCAGGCGGCGCTACGGCGATTGTAGCGGGCCTGACTGCAATCATCACGGGCATCGCAGCATTGATACCGGCCATCGTGACAGAAATCGGCGAGGCCATCATTGCGTTCTGTGAGGTCATTGCCCAGGGGGCGCCCGCCATTGGCGAAGCGGTCAAGGCAGTGGTTCTCAGTCTGGTGGATGTGCTGGTGGAGTGCGTTCCCGCCATTGCTAACGGCGCCCTGGCTCTGGTAGCCGGCGTGCTTGAGGCGCTGGTAGCGTATACGCCGCGCATCGTAGACTCCATATTCCAATTCTTGATCGGCGTTCTGGATGGTATCGCGGCCAATCTTCCAACTCTCATTCAGTCGGCGGTCAATGTGTTTATGTCTTTCTTCTCTGGCATTGTCGATGCACTGGCTGGTATCGACACGGATATCTTGCTCAAAGGTATCGTGGGCGTCGGCCTTCTGGCAGCCATCATGAGCGCATTGAGCGGCGTGGCGGCGCTGGTACCCGGGGCTATGGCTGGTATTCTCGGAATGGGCGTTATCATTGCAGAACTGGCACTGGTGCTGGCGGCCGTAGGCGCTCTGGCGCAACTGCCCGGCCTAAACTGGCTAATCAATGAGGGCGGCGCTTTGTTGGAAAGTATCGGCAACGCCATCGGCGGATTGGTCGGCGGCATTGTTGGCGGTTTCATGAGCGGTGTATCTGGACAATTCCCGGAAATTGGGGCCGACTTGAGCGCGTTCATGACCAATGTGCAGCCCTTTATTGACGGGGCCAGCAGCATTACCCCAGATATGCTCTCCGGCGTCAAAGCCCTGACCGAAGTGATTTTACTGCTGACTGCGGCGGATATTTTGGACTCCCTGACTTCTTGGTTGACTGGCGGAGCCTCCTTGGCTGATTTTGGCGAGGATCTGGTTCCGTTTGGAGAGGCTATGATGGCTTTTTCTCACAGTATTGCCGGGATGGATGGAAATTTGGTATCCAATGCGGCAACAGCGGGAAAGACCTTAGCGGAAATGGCGGCTACACTTCCCAATACAGGAGGCGTTGTCGGCTTCTTTGCCGGGGAAAACGATATGGGCGCATTCGGTGAACAACTTGTGGCTTTTGGCGGCGCTATGATTGCATTTGCCGATGAAGTAAAGGGTCTGGACACTGAGGTAGTGACAAACGCAGCAACCGCTGGAAAGGCAATGGCTGAAATGGCCGCAACCCTGCCTAATAGCGGAGGCGTAACTGGTTTCTTCGCTGGCGAGAACGATATGGACGCCTTTGGGGAACAACTCGTACCCTTTGGTAAGGCCATCAAGTCGTTTTCCAATGAAGTACAAGGCTTGGATGTGGAAGCGGTGCAAAACTCTGCTACCGCAGGTCAGGCCATGGTGGAACTGGCAAATACCCTTCCTAATTGCGGCGGGGTTGTTGGTTTCTTTGTCGGCGAGAACAATCTGGATACCTTTGGTACACAACTTGTATCTTTTGGCAACTCCATTAAAGCATATTCTCTTGCTGTGGCTGGCCTTGACACAGAAGCAGTGACCAACTCGGCATCCGCAGGACAGGCTCTTGTGGCTTTGGCCAATACGGTACCAAACTGCGGCGGTCTGGTCAGTTTCTTCACTGGGGACAACAGTATCGCAGATTTCGGTGATGATCTTGTTCTATTTGGTGAAGATCTTGCGGCTTATTCAACTGCCATCAGCGGCGTACAGCCGGATGCGGTCGCGGCTTCGGCCAATGCAGCAAGCGCGCTTTCCAACCTGGCCTCCGGACTTCCCGATGTGAGTCTCTTTGATAAGTGGTTCGGTGGAGAACAGACATTGTCGGACTTCGGCGATGATATTGCGGCTTTTGGCGAGGATATGGGCTATTACTATGCTCAAATCGCAGGAGCTGATCCAACAAAACTATCTGGCGTCATTGACCAGGTGTGGCGTTTGATGGAACTGGCAGAAGGGGCACAAAACCTTGACACCAGTGGATTTTCCAATTTCAGCACCTCTCTCAACACCCTGGCGGCTACTGGGCTGGAAGGATTTACAACGGCGTTCTACAATTCCGGCGCTCAAATCAACAGTGCTGTTTCTGCTATGCTGGGTATGGTATCTACTTCTATCAGCACAAATATGCCTACGGCTACGGCCTCTATGAATTTGCTGATGGATGCTCTGACCGGCTCGATTCGCACCAAAACGCCTGGGGTAACCCAAGCAGCCACAACGATGATGCTGAGCATCAACGCCACAGTTGCTTCCAACGGACAAGTGGTGCGGGCAACGGTTGTCACCATCCTGACAGGGGCTATTGCCGCCATCAATGCCCAGCGGCCCGGATTCGTAGCGGCTGGCGGGAATGTTTCTGAAGGATTTATTGAAGGTATCCGAAACAACATTCAAGCTGCGGCACAGGCGGCTGCTGAAATGGCTGCTGCGGCGCTTCGTGCGGCGGAGAAGCGGCTGGATATCAACTCCCCCTCTGGAGAATTCAAGGCGCTCGGCATGTATGTGGACTTGGGGCTTGCCAATGGCATCGACGAGAACACCTATACTGCCGAAAACGCCGCTATCCGTATGGGGTCAGCGGTGGTACAGGCATTTAAGGCGCGGCTGGAAATTAACTCCCCCTCCCGTGTGACGCGGGATGAAGTGGGGCGCTACATTGTCCTGGGCATTGCCGAGGGTATTACCAGTGACATGAGCGCAGAAGAGGCCGCAACCAAGAAAGCACAGAATATCGTCAACGCATTTAAGGCCGAGTTGGATAAATTCGACCTGGATACTTCAACGGCTGACCTGGAATATGAACTCTGGGAGAAGATGTACGGCACAACAGCCTCGGCATCGGAGAAGGCCGTTATGGAAATGAGCCTGCTGTCCAATAAACTCCAAATGCAGAGTGAAAAGGTACGGCTGGCTAACGCCGAGTATCAAACAACCCTTGCTAACCTGGGTGCTTCCAGCGAGGAAACCCAAGAGGCGTATAACAAACTCCTGCAACAGCAAATCAACCTGGCAGAACTGGCAGAACAGCTGAACACAGCGCAGCAGGCGGAGGTAGAACGCAACCGCGAAGCCTTTCAGAAATACGCCGATTATCTGAATGAAAATCAAGAAACCCTTCTGAACTTCGGATTCAGCCTGGAGGAAATCCAGTCTGCCGCGGCTCAACAGTCGGGCTACGATCCAAATGTTATGATGCAGAATATGCGCGTAGATGTGCAGCAAGTTGTGGCAAATGCCATGAGCGGAGTGCAGGTGGCTTATCAGACCGGGGCGGAGAACGCCTTTGGATCGCTGATGACCCAGTCTACCGCCATCGGAACCAACATGGCCTCTGCCATTGGGACCGGACTTCAAAATGGAGCTCCACAGGCCGTCCAGGCGGGCGCCACCTCTATGGTAAACGCTTGCGCCGACAGTATCAAGGGGCAATCTCAGAATTGGACAGAGGCCGGCGGCGTTCTGGTAGACAGTTTTGTCGCTGGTATTCGGGCAAATGTGGAGAAAGCCGCACAAGCAGCGGCCGGTTTGGCACAGGCCACCTATCAAGCCGCTATTGCGGGGATCGTCAACGAAACAGAAGCGAACGCATCCGTTCTGGTGCTCCATTACAGTGAAGCTTTGCGTAATCAGAGCGAGAGTTGGGGAGAAATCGGCAATGCGTTGGTGGACGGCTTCGTGGGCGGTATTCTGCTCAATCAGGGCAAGGTAGGCAATGCTGCGGTGACTTTGGTATCCGCAGGAGCCAACAGCATTATGGGACAAAAGCATCTTTGGGCCAACGCCGCTTCTGCTTTGGTAGACGGCTTTATCGAAGGTATCCGATCCAATGTGGAACGGGCGGCCCAGGAAGCGGCAGCCATGGCGATTGCAGCTTATTCGGCGGCAATGAGCGCCATCGGAGGCGGCGGTTCCGGCGGCATTTCTGTTTCGGTGGGTGCTTCCAGCGGAGGAAGTTCCGGCGGTTCCACCCGCAGGGTTCTGAACATGGATGACCAGGTGTCCCGAGTCAAAGCCGGCGCTTCCATCGCAACCGGCGCAGTTCTCACTTTGTCGCCGGTCGGAAGTCTGCTCCAGGCAGCAAGCATTGCGGCATCGGCGGCAAAGAAGGCGGCATCTTCTTCTGAAAGCAGGAAGGAGAGCGGCTCCGGCGGTACGACGGTGAATAATTTCACTCAAAATAACTATTCGCCCAAATCCCTGGACAGGACTACCATTTACCGCAACACCAAGAACCTATTCTCACAGTTGAAAGGAGGTTGAGCCCGATGATTCAATCCGTTACGGTGACGAATCCCAAGGGTGAGTCACTGAAACTTATTCTACGGGAACCCGAGTCTTCCGGGCTCATCATCCAAGAGATCTCCGGACTCGGGCCGAGCAAGGCAAATATCAATTCCACGGAGCTTGCCACAATGGACGGCTCTATTTTCGCCTCGGCCCGGGCCACGGAGCGGAATATTGTACTTACCCTCATTCTTCTGCCCATCCCGAGCATCGAGTCGGTACGGCAGAAAACCTATAAGTTTTTCCCCATCAAGAAAGCGGTGACCCTGCTGGTGGAGACGGATAACCGGCTGGTGGAAACCACGGGTTATGTGGAGTCCAATGAACCGGACATCTTCACCCAGCAGGAGAGCACCCAAATTTCCATTGTTTGTCCCGACCCCCATTTTTACGAGGCGGCAATCAATGAAATGGCCTTTGTGGGTGTCCAGCCGGTCTTCGAGTTCCCCTTCGAGAACGACTCTCTGACGGAGCCTCTCCTGGAATTCGGTGAAATCCGGCTGGATACCCGGGCTGAACTGAACTATGAGGGGGACGCCGACACCGGCGTTGTCATCAACATCCACTTCAATGGCTCGGCCACGGAGATCACCCTCTATAATACCGTGACCAGGGAGTCTATGGCTATCGACACCACAAAAGTGGCGACCATTGCCGGGAGCGCACTGAAGCAGGGGGACGACATTATCATCTCCACTGTAAAAGGAGAAAAGTATATGCGTCTGCTTCGCAACGGCGCGTACACCAACATCATCGCGGCCCTGAACAAGGACGCGGACTGGTTCCAGCTGACCAGCGGGCGCAATGAGTTCAGTTTCACCGCCAAAACTGGTGAAAAGAACCTGGTCATCACCTTCAACTATCGAAACGCTTACGGAGGTGTATGACATGGAGGCCCTGATTTTGGACAAGGCTTACGCCACCACAGCGGTGCTGGACAAATTCGAGTCCTTCCTCTGGACGGACCGTTTCCGGGGATACGGCGACTTTGAGATCTACATGCCTGTGAACACCTCGGCATTGTCCTTTCTCAAGCAGGACCACTACCTCCAAATCCCGTCCTCTGACCGGATGATGATTATTGAGCAGCTTCAGACCGACACCAATACTGAGGAGGGCAACCACCTGACTGTGACTGGGCGATCGCTGGAATCCATTCTTGAGCGTCGGGTGGTTTCCTCCTATACGGTGCTGACGGGCAACTTTCAAAATGGAGTGCAAAAACTCCTGAATGAAAATGCCATCAACCCGAGCAACGCCAAACGGAAAATCCCTGGACTGGTGTTCCGAGCCTCCACAGACACGGCCGTCACCTCCCTGACGGTAGACACCCAGTTTCTGGGGGAAAGCCTGTATGACGCGATCAACACCCTGTGCAAGGAAAAGGATATCGGCTGGCGGATACTGCCCTATGGCGAAGGCGGTTTTCTCTTCGAATTGTTCGCGGGGAAAGACCGCTCCTATGACCAAACATCCCTCCCGCCCGTCATCTTCTCCCCGAGTTTCGAGAATATGCTGTCCAGCAATTATCTGGAAACCAAGAGATCGCTGAAAACAGCGGCATTCATCGGCGGAAGCGGAGAGGGAGCGGAGCGGACCATTGCCGAGGCAACGGATGACTCCGGCGGAGGGACAGGGCTGGATCGAAGAGAACTCTTTGTGGACGGAAGCGGTGTGTCCAAGCCTACGGTGGATACCGGAGGGGATATGACGGAAGAAGATATTGCGGATCAGGAGGCCGCGGCCAATTCGGAATACATCGCCCAGCTCCAGGCCAAAGGAAAGGAAGCCATGGCAGAAACCAAAGTCACCAAGGCGTTTGAGGGAGAAATCGACGCCACCCGGCAGTTTGTCTACGGCAGGGATTTTTCCATTGGTGATTTGGTACAGGTGGTGAACGAGTATGGCATGGCCGCTAAATCCCGCGTATCAGAGCTGATCCAGTCCCACGATGTGAACGGCGAGTCCATCCATCCCACCTTCACATCTATCGAAACCGATTGAGAAAGGAGAACCGCCTGTGGCATTTACCTATGGATTTTACAACTCGCTGAACCATGACCGGAAGTATTACGCCGAGCAATTTTCCACGCTTTTCTCCACTTTGCTGAGAGACGGCGTATTCAGTCATGTGGACGGCATTTACGGCACGACCCCGGGCGAAGGGTTGCAGGTCATCGTCAAGCCGGGGCTGGCCTGGTTTAACCAGACATGGAACCGCAACGACAGCTCTATGCCCTTGTCCCTGGCGTCGGCTGATGTGACGCTTACCCGCTATGATGCGGTGGTTCTGGAGGTGAACAGCGCCGACCGCACCAACAGCATCAAAATCATCACCGGAACGCCGGCAGTGAGCCCGGCAAAACCCGCTCTAACCAACACGGACACGCTCCACCAGCACCCGCTGGCCTATGTCATGGTGGCCGGAGGCGCTACTTCTATCAGCGCGACGGCGATTAAGGTCACGGTTGGGACTGCGGCCTGCCCCTTTGTCACCGGCATTTTGGCTACGGCCAGCATTGATGTCTTGTTTCAGGGCTGGCAGGAGGAGTTTGACATTTGGTTCGAAAATCTGAAAGCCCAATTAACGGATGATGTGGCGGCCAATTTGCAGAGGCAGATTGATGAGTTGAAGGAGAGCGCGTTCAAGACCTACACCGGCACGACCATTCCGTCCAGTTCCCTGGGTGAGGATGGTGACACCTATGTCAAGACGAGATGACAGTGATTTCATCCTTCTGAACAAGGCCAAGGATCTGTATGTATATACTTCCGAGGCCGTGGGAAACGACAAGGTCATACCAAAACGGCGGTTCCGCACCGTGGGCCAGAGGCTGGAAAGCCTTGCGCTGGATATTTACGCCAAGGCCCAGCTGGCGAACGAAAAGGACCGCGACCGGAATTTCGAGATACGGCAGGCCTTGCAGGACGAGGTAGTGGCCCTGTGTCTGACCTTTGAGGGGCTGATTAACGCCTTGAAAGCCTCTGCCGCTTATCCCGGCGTCAATTCCCATAAAGCGGAGGTCTGGACTCGGAAGAGTATGGATGTCCGCTATATTTGCGCCGCATGGCGCGACCATGAGCGCGAACGACGCGCACAACAGACCTGATATTTTCCAAACGGGGCCGACCTGCATCGTGCAGTGAACTGGTGGCTGCGCTCCTCGAACTCCAGCAACAACAACAACGCGTATAACGTGAACACTGATGGGAGCGTCAACAACAACAACGCGTATAATGCGAACAACTGCGCTCGTCCCGCTCTGGCTTGCAAGTATGCCGAGATCCAGTAGCCCTTACACAAGGGTGAACGCAAGAGGTTAAGCCAAAGGAGGTCGGACCCCGGCCCGGTAAGGGCGAAAAACCAGAAAAAAGCCGACGCGCTTCGGCCAAGAGAGGAAGCTGCGCTATCAGCGGCTATTGCTTGATATGACTTTTGAAGAATTTGCGAGCGTCCCGGTGGTGGACGAAGCTTACCGCAGGACACGGAGAGGTAAACGGAGCAAGAAACCAGAGGCCATCTTTGAACTGCACGAAACAGAAAACCTGATCAAACTGGGCGACTGGCTCCTCAGCGGGAAGTATATTCCGGCAGGACTGGATGCGTTCATGATATTTGAACCAAAGCCCAGGGAAATCAACGCCCCGGAATTCCGAGACAAAATCGTGCAGCGGGATTTGACCGACAATGTGGTATATCCGGCTCTGGCGCCCTCTATCCCCTTTAACGCCTACGCGGCGCAAACCGGCAAGGGCCAGCACTATGGCCTGGACATGTTGGAAAAGCAGATGCGGACTTATTTCCTGCGGAAGAAGGCGGCAGATGAGAAACGGCGCAAGGAACTCGGCCTGCCGTACCGCCCTATGGAGGAGTGGGATTATTCGGACGGATGGGTCATCAAGGGCGACATCCGAAAGTGCTTTCCGTCCACAGACCACGAGCTTTTGAAGGCGGCAGTTTTCCCGAGGCTCCCGGACGAGCGGTTCTGCCGCTTGCTGGGGCTCTACATCGATCAGGTGAAAGGACTGGCGCTGGGGCTCTACATCGATCAGGTGAAAGGACTGGCGCTGGGGCACCAGACCAGCCATATTTGCGCGGTCTTCTATATGTCCAGCGTTCTTCACTACATCAATCAAGATCTCGGCTGTTCCCTGTCCGGCATGTTCATGGATGACTGGTATGCCATCGTGGACACCAAGGAGAGGGCCAAGGAAGTCCTGGCAAAGGCAACGGAGAAATTCGCAGAACTGGGCTATGAGCTGAATGAGAAGACGGAGATCTATCCCCTCCGACACGGCATCGACTTCTGCGGTTTCCGGGTCTATCTCACCAGGACAGGCAAGGTGGTTCGAAACCTGCGGACCTCATCCAAGAAACGGATGAAACGAAGAATTGGCAAATGGGCGAAGGACTATGCGGCCGGGCTTATTACCCGGGAGAAAATCGAGCAGAGCTTTCAGTCATCCTGCGCCCATTACAAGCACGGCAATACCAAGGAACTGATCCGGTCGCTCCGGAAGCGTGTGGACGCTATCTATGAGCAGCACGGAGATGTTTCGCCAAATAACGAAAGGAGAAACGCAAGTGAGCAAGAAAATCAGCACCCTGGCGGCCGGAAACCTGGTGAAGCTCAACGAAAACGGCACCGCAAAAAAGTTCATCTTTCTGGAACATAACCATTACGGAAAGGGGGAAGTAACCCTCTTCCGCAAGGACACGGCGGGTTTCCGGGCATTCGCACCTAGCGATGGCAGCAGCTACAATGTCTATAACGGGTGCAGTTTGGATGATTTCTGCAATGTGGAATTTGTCGGCCGGCTGGACCCGGTAATCCAAGCGTGCCTTATCCCCGTGCCCATCCCCACTATCCGGGGCCATGTGTACGGCGAGTGGGACTCTACTGTACAGACCCTTTACCGCCGGGGCTTTTCCCTGTCCTGTACCGAGGTGGGACTGTCGGGCGCGGGTACGGAGGGCAAGAAGTTCTCCTACTTCAGCTCCAACGCCAACCGCATCGCCTATCATGACGAGACCACCAAGGCAGTGCGCTGGTGGCTGCGCTCCTCGTACTCCGGCAGCAACGTCCACGCGTATCTCGTGGGCGCTGTTGGGAGCGTCAACTACTACTACGCGTATTCTGCGAACTACTGCGCTCGTCCCGCTTTGGCTCTTTCCTCTAAAATCTTGGTTTCTGACAGCCCCGATTCCTCCGGGTGCTACACCATTGAGGACGCGGTCATTGCCGGCGAGCAGTATCAGAAGGTCAACGGCGTGTGGCGCCGGATGTGCTAAGAGGAGGAAATCAAAATGGAGAGAACCGTCATTAAAATTGAGCCGGAATGGAACGGGGCGCACGCCTATCTGGAAGGCGCGGACTATGACCTGCCGGGATGGGCGGAGGTGCCCGCCCAGTTTCAGAGCGTGTGGGCGGCCTATCGGCCGTTCGTAGACCTGACGGTGGACGACACGGGCGCGATCACCGACATGGTGCAGGGGACGGAAACCGGCCCTGACCTGGCCCCTGTGGCGGCGAACAAGCTGGAGGAGCTATCCCAGGCCTGCAACGCCGCCATTGTGGCGGGATGCGATGTGACGCTGCCGAGCGGTTCCACCGGGCATATCGCCCTGACCAATGAGGATCAGATCAACCTCACCAATGCTGTCGGCACCGTGGAAGCGGGGGCGGCCCAGTACCCCTACCACCTGGACGGGGAGCTGTGCGCCATGTACCCGGCGGCGGATATTCTGGCGATGGGCACGGCGGCCACGGCGCACAAGCTGTACCACACCACCTACTACAACCATCTGGCGGCATGGGTGAAGCGGTGCGAGACGGCGGCGGAAGTGCAGGCCATCGTCTACGGCTCTGAACTGCCCGCAGACCTGGCGGAGAACATGAGCGCCATTCTGGCGGCGGTGTCCAATGTCTAAGCGGGCGCGCAAAGCGATATTGAGTATGCTCCTCTGGTTTTGGGCCGGGGGAGTGTACTTTTTTATCGAGGTCTTATGGAAGACGCTGCGGGGACGGCCCGACGCCATCAGCTGGACGATGTTCCTGCTGGCCATCATTCTGGCCATTCCGCTGGAGCGGTGCGGGGCGGAAATGAAGTGGGAAACCCCGCTGTGGGTACAGGGGCTTGTCTGCGGAACGGCCATCACGGCGGCGGAGCTGGCCGCCGGGCTGGTGCTGAATGTCTGGCTGGGGCTGGGCGTCTGGGACTACTCCGGGCTGTGGGGAAATTTTCTGGGGCAGGTCTGCCCGCAATTTTGGCTGCTGTGGTGCTTTGGCTCCATACCCAGCATCGTGATCCTGGACTGGCTGCGCTACGCCGTAGAGGGCGGGGAGCGGCCGCGTTACAATTTTTAGCGGAGAAAGGAGCGTTTTTATGGAACTGTCTGTTATTATCGCCATCATCGGCGTGCTGGTCGCTTTGACCAATGTGATCGTGGAGGTGGCGAAGAAGGCCACCTGGGACAAGCTCCCCACCAACATTCTGGCGCTGATCGTGGGCGAAGTGCTGACCATCGGCGCGGGTATCGCTTATTTCCAAATCAAAGGCATCGCCATCGTCTGGTATATGATCGCGGCGCTGGTGGTGGCTGGTTTCATGGTGGCCTATGCGGCAATGTTCGGTTTTGATAAGCTGCGGGAAATTATGAACTGGGGTGAAAAGAAATGAGGAACATCATCCCGGAGAACGGGTATCTGGTCTATGAGGACACCCATGAGCGGGTGGTCTTCTATGAGTGCGACCCGGCCAAGAATACCCAGTGCCCGAAGACCATGTGCCGGCTTGAACTGCCGGAGGATGAGGGCGGCTTTGGCTTCTGCACCAAGACCCTCGATCCGGCGTTCCGAAAAGACGGCGGAAAGGCCTGGTATGCTGTGGAGAAAACCCCGGACGAGGGCGAGCCCTACTGGGGACGGGAGTACATTGAGGAGGCGTAACCTATGACAATCCAAGAATGCGTTGCCTATGTGGAGAGCCACATGGAGGTGCGCTACGCAACTCAAAATGGAGCTTACCGCTCTGGGCGGGTCATCTCCAAGCATCAGGGCTGCGTCAACCACTCGGTGGGCTGCGCCCAGCCCAAGGCGAATGTGTTCTTCAACTCCATGAACAAGCCCAGCGCCCAATGGGGCGTGAACGCCATCCTCGGCGACTTCCATCTGGGAGAAGGCCGCATCCTGGTGACGCTGGACCTGAAGGCACGGCCCTGGGGGTGCGGCTCCGGCAAGAAGGGGTCCTGGAACAACACCAAGATTCAGTGGGAGGTCTGCGAGCCCGCCGGACACACCTACGCCGGAGGCACTATGGTGGCCTATGATACGGCGAAAAACCAGGCGTACTTCGACCGGATGTGGAAGATGCTGGTGGCCTGGAATGTGTACTGCGTGGTGAAGCTGGGGTATCCGGTGTCGGGTATCAGCGACCACGCGGAGTCCTACCGGGAGGGCTACGGCTCCAACCACAGCGACATGGGGCAGTGGCTTCCCAAGCATGGTAAGAGCATGGACGCCCTGCGGGCGGAAGTGCAGGCGATTTTGGAGAACAAGGAGGACGAAGAAGTGAATCTCGTTCAATTCAAGGAACTCTGGCATCAGATGCGCAAGGAGCTTCAGGACAACGACAGCAGCGCATACAGTGAACAGGCACGGCAGTGGGCTGTGGAGAACGGCCTGATTGCCGGAAACGGGACGACCGTAAAGGGCGAGCCCAACTACATGTGGGAGGATGTTCCCACGAGAGAGCAGCTTATCACCGTCCTGTTCCGTTTCGCCCAGATGATGGGCATGGCATGACAATCCAGATGACCAAACGGAAGAAGCCGGATTATTCCAAACGGCTGGTGTCCGACATCCGGGCTCTGCTTTGGGTGGTAACGGTAGGCGGGTTGTTGCTGGCCGCCTACTGCATCTACAAGGGATACACCGGCTCTCTTCCCTGGCTGTCGGCTATGGTAGGGCTCCCCTGGACGGCCCACGGCGTGGTCTGCGCCTGCTATCTCAGCATGGCAAAGAGCGACCATAAGGAGGGCGGTATCACATTTGAATCCGCCAAGGCCGCCGGGTTCCAGACTACCGAACAGGCAGGGAGCCGGAACAGTCCGGCAATTTAATGGAATTTTTGAGTAAAGCGGGAGGATTGCGATGTGGAGATAAGCGAAATTATCGGATGGAGCGGCGGAGGACTGGTATTATTGCTGAGCCTCATCCAGATCGCTCCGCTCAAACTGAATCCGTGGTCGTGGCTGGCTCGAAAAATTGGGAAGGCCATCAACGGCGAGGTCTTGGAGAAAGTCAAAGAACTGGATCTTAAGATCGATGCGGTGGACAAGAAAACAGAACTGCTGTCGGAAAAAGAGGATATGAAAACCGCAGTGCAGTGCCGGGCGAGGATACTCCGTTTCGGGGATGAGATCCTGCATGGGGTGCAGCACAGCAAGGAGCACTTTGACTCCGTCCTTCTGGACATCACCGACTACCAGCAGTATTGCCGCACCCACGAAGACTTTGCCAACCATGTAACTTTGCATACCACAAAGAAAATTGAGGCGGTCTACCAGCACCTGCTGGATACCGGCGGTTTTCTGTAATCCTCCCGCCATTCAAAATGGAGCACTGCACACCCCAATTTAATCAAGGAAACGGAGGCGGGTTATGAGTTACCGTATCGATGGCACGACCATCTATCTCACCAGAGGAGATACCTTGGAGGCGCGCGTCGAGGCGATCCTCCCCGATTCCGAAGGCGAGCCCTATATTCCGAAAGAAGGCGATTCCATTCGATTTGCCATGAAGGCGGACTATGAGGACCCGGAGCCGCTTTTGCTCAAGGATATCCCGACGGATACGATGATGCTTGTCCTGGACCCGGACGACACCAAACATCTCCCCTTCGGGAAATATGTGTACGATATTCAGCTGACCTATGCCGGAGGAAAAACGGACACATTCATTCCCAAGGGCAGACTCCGCCTGACGGAAGAGGTGGATTGATATGTCTGGGACGCTGTCTGGAAAGTTGAGTCCGGCCGGGGCAAGGCTGGAGGGGAAGTTGTCCTCCGTGGCGTCATCTTTTTACCCGCCCTACACGGGGGAGTATGAGGTGACGCCTCGGGTCGAGGTACAGACATTGGATACGGCAGGAAAGGTCCTGGCTAAGGATATCACCGTACATGCCGTGCCCTATTACGAAACATCCAATGAGCAGGACGGCTGGACTGTTCATATTGCAGAGGAGGTTTAGACCATGCCTGAAGGCACAAAGTATATCAACAAAGTCGTCTACGGCAGTAAGACGCTGATTGACCTGACCGGCGACACGATTTCTCCGGACAAGTTACTGGCGGGTATTACGGCCCATGACAAGAGCGGCGCGCCTATCACCGGAGAGTGCGCCTTTGATGTAGATTCTTCGGACGCTACCGCTGCTGTGGCGGAACTGCTGCTTGGCAAGACTGCCTATGCCAGAGGAGCCAAACTGACGGGCACCATGCCCAACAAGGGCGGCGTAACGCTGGAAATCACCCAGGCGGAGCAGGATGTCGCAATCCCGCAGGGCTACCATGACGGCAGCGGCAAAGCGGGGATCTCTGCGGCCGAACGCGCCAAAATCATTGCGGATAATATCCGGGAGGGTATCACTATCCTGGGTGTTCTGGGTACGATGTCTGGCTCTGAGGACATGAAGCCGCAAGCTAAAACCGTGACCCCATCCACCGCAGAGCAGACGGTGCTCCCTGATGAGGGATACAACTGCCTGTCCCAAGTGACGGTAGCAAAAATCCCTTATGCGGAGTCTGAGAATGCCGCTGGCGGTACCACGGTAACGATTGGAGGGTAAGGCAGATGGCTGGTGTCAACAAAGTCGTCTACGGCGGCGAAACCCTGATTGACCTGACAAGCGATACCGTCATTGCCGGGGCTCTTCGGCGCGGGTACACGGCTCATGATAAGAGCGGTGCGCAGATCAGCGGTTCCATGGCGGAACAGGCGGCGCAGACCATAACGCCCGGTACGGCCGATAAGTCTATCCCCAGCGGGCGATATTTGACAGGAGCGCAGACCATCAAGGGTGACGCCAACCTGGTTGCTGGCAATATCAAGAAGGGCGTCAGTATCTTTGGTGTGACCGGGACGATGGAGGAAGGCGCCACTGTCTTTTCTGGGACCGGCAAGCCGAGTTCCAGTCTTGGCGGCAACGGTGACATCTACGTCAAGACAAAATGAATAAGCATTCCGGGGTGATAAAACGCGCTTAAGTGTAGGTTACTTCTTGATTATTCCTACATTTTGCGTGTCTAAGCCCCGGAATGCCTGGATTTTTCGTTTTTGTAATAGAAACTTATTATCCGTTCTATTGCCGAAAAGTCCAGAAAAATCAAAGGGAGCAGAGGTAGATAGAAGTGGTTAAATGTGGGAAAATGTAGGTAATTCACACATTATCCCTATACTACTTCTACACCTCTGCTCCTATACAGTTTATGCAGATTATGCAGACTATTTTATTTTTTCAATTTCTTCCTTTAACCACTCAAACTCTCGCTTGGTATAGACCTTTTCGGTGATATCGGAGATCTTATGACCGACCATATATTTGATGGCATACTCATCCACACCCGCTTTCTTTGCCGCTGTGACGAAGTGGGTACGGCCATCATGAGGACGATGCTCCGGATTTAGACAGAGTTCATCTCGGATACGCTCGAACGCTTTCTGATACCTGGCATAGGTCAGTTTGATATTCTTCTTCTTTCGGCTATTTGGATCAATCCAGTTAAGAAGATAGGGGCTGCCAAGTTCGGTGGCCTCTTTATATTTTGCCTCGACCAAGGGGCGTATTTTGGAGTGGATTGGAACGATGCGGTCTGTGCCGGCATCCGTCTTCATGCCGCCTTGTATCGTACCGTTTTCAAAGTCTATATTTTTTGTTTCAAGCAGGCCGAGCTCCTGAGGACGCCAACCGGAGTAACACTGAATGAGCAGGATATCCACGCCGTTCTTTTTGTCAAGATTATCCCATAGCAAGGCCATTTCCTGCTCTGTGAAAGCGATATGCCCTTTCTTAACGGTCTGTATTTCCTTGATGAGGTCATCTGTCAGTTTGAAGGTGCGAGAATAGTTCCGATCCACCAATTCATATTCCACTGCGTAATCCAGCATCAGGTTGAACAAGGACTTGATTTTGTTCTTCATGGTGGCATTCGGATGCTGCTCTTTCCCACGGACAACTGCTACGCCTTCCTCCATACACCCCTTTACATGACGGGCTCGAACATCCATTACCCGCATTCGATAGACGCTGGAGCAATACGCCCAGGCGGATTCCACGGCTTTTGTATCAGATACGGTCTTTTCATATTCCGGGAGCCACTGTTTATAGAGTTCCTCTACCGTGATAGCCGGATTTAAGTCATAGGGGTTTTTATTGTACTCGACCAGAGCCTGATAGGCGTCATTGTAGGTAGCGAAGTATGACTCTGGTTTCAGCGGCTTTGAGATAGGACGTCCCTCCGGGGTCTTACCCACAGTGACCATGGCCCGAAAGGGTTTTCGGAGGTTGCGATTTTTGATTTCGCTGATTTGTCCGAAGCCATTGGGCAGGCGCCGTCGTTTGTTGTTCTTGTTTCGAGGTTTGCGCTTTCGTTCGGTATTTTGCAGCGGGTAGCCACAGTGCGGGCAACTGATGGCTTTATCGCTTACGGGTAATTCGCATTCGGGGCATTGGGTTAGCATGAGGAGTCCTCCATTCATATTTGGTTTTCGCAGATTTTGCCAGTCCTTTTATGGAAACATATATTTGAAAGGAGATTTGGCAATGTTGAACAATGTAAGAGAGCGGATGCAAAGCTATAATAAGCATATTAAGACAGGTATGCTGATTACCGGAGTCTGTGTGGTCGCTGTGATCTCATATCGACTCGGAGCTCAGCATGGTGTCGATGTGTTCGATACCTGGCTTTCGCACGCATCTCCCGACTTGCACAAACAGGTCGATGCTCTATACAAACAGTGTATGTGACCGAAGAGAACGAGTCCTGGTTAGGGCTCTTCTTTCTTTTTTACCTCTTGCACCACCCATCCTAATCATATATGATAGTGTAGGTTTTGTCAATCATATTCCTACACAATATTTTTTAATTTAGATTAGAGGGCGGCTTATGGTGATGCAAGATCAATCCACATGTCCAAAGTGCGGCGGGGAATTGAAATACTATGACAGTGTACCGAGACTGGTACGAACGAAAGGCCGAGAAACTGCTCGAGTTCCCATGCGTCGTTTTCGATGCGTCCATTGCGGTTCGGTTCATCGAGAACTTTCTGCATTATTTTTCCCCTATAAGCAATATGAAGCAGAGATCATACTCGGAGTGCTTGAGGGGATTATTACTTGTGAGGTACTTGGGTTCGAGGATTTCCCCTGTGAAATGACTATGCTGCGGTGGATTTCGCAAAAAGCACAGCTCCTATTATGGAGAAATCCGTAATCGAAAGGAGTTAAGAAATCATGAAACTAATACCCGTAGATCAAATACCAAAGATGAACGGCTATCACAAGTTGCAAGATTTGATCGAGGAGTTTGTAAATGGAGACGCTAAAATCGTAAAAGTAGATTTTGGTACAGAGGATTACAAATCCCCGGCGGTCTGTCGCTCTTGTCTGGCCGCAGCTATCAAGAGGTCGAAACGTCAGGTCAAGGTATGGCGTCGTGGTAACGAAGTATTTTTGAGCAAGGATATTTGAAGGAGATTGAGTCGTGTAACAGCGGCTCTTTCTCTTTTTCCACTGAGGCTGTTTTTACGAAACGGTGGCTGCTAACTTAGAATAGCCGTTGAAAGGAGGTAGACGCCGATGAATGAAAACGAATTCCATCCCGGTTCGGTGCCGGTATTGGTTGCGGCCAGGGTCTACGGAAAAGATGCATCTTGGATCAGGGCTGGTATCATATCGGGATGGCTGCCCATTGGAAAAGCAACCCGCAACGGCAAACTGGTGACAACCATTGAAGAAATGGATTCCCGCTACGGACGCATCAATTTCTATATCTCACCGAAGCGGCTCTACGAAGAAACAGGTTATTTATGGAAAGGAGAACGGCATTAACATGGGAACCGAAATTCGCGCAGAACTTTCTGACAAAAACAAATACTGGATTGACCGGCATCGCTACTATGAACTCAAGCATTTCTGTCTGCAATATCCTATTTGGAAGAAGGCTTATGACGCTCTGGATGGTTTGAGCAAGCGTCCGAAGGATCTTGCACTATTTGCAAAGCCGGGGCAGACCAGTGACCCGACGGCACGCTGCGCTATCTCCAGAGCATATTACGCCGAGCGTATGAACATGATTGAGCAGGCTGCGCTGGATGCGGACGCAGACCTGTACCCTTATATTTTACGGGCGGTGACGGAAGGGTTGTCTTATACCGCATTGAGGATGCAGGTAGAACTGCCCTGCTGCAAGGATGTCTACTACGACCGCTATCGTCGTTTCTTCTGGCTATTAAGCAGGGAGCGGCAGTGATGAAGGTCGTAGATAAGGCTGTCAAACAACTCTACCGCTTCAACTGCCCGAACTGCGGAAGCAAGTTGGAGGCCGAGCGCGGAGAGTTGAAAGACATGGGCGGTAAAATCAGCAAGTTTCTTTGCCCAGTATGCCGGAAGGAGTGCTTTATTGCCTGGAGCGCTCTTCGGAAACGGATTATTTATGAAAACAAATCCGCGGAATAGGCAGCCTCCTTTATGGAGGTGAATGATGTGAAATACAACATCGTAAAAATGGTCGGGACCTATGTTCTGGTAGGAGCCGCTTCCGCTGCGGGCGCGGCCTTATGGACAAAGATCCTGGAGGGAAAGGTGAGTGAATTTACACAGAGAAGAAACTATCCAAAATCAGATAAAGTGATTGATTTTAAGAAAGCACAAAGGAGATTGAGCCGTTAAATGCGGCTCTTTCTCTTTTTATATTTTCCCGGACACGGGTGACTGAAAAAGATGATAAATTGGTATCTGGAAAAATCCCGGGTGGGAAAAATCCGAAAAACATTTTTAAGGAGGCGCGCAGCAATGGGCGTTGTAATAGGAATTTTAATTGGTTTCGTGCTGGGTTGGGCGGTTTGTCATCGCAAGCCGGTTGGACGGCTCCGGGTCGACCATTCAGATCCATCCGACCCTCCGTATTTATTTTTGGAGTTATCCACGGATGTCGGGCATATTCTGCGAAAGAAATATGTAGTGCTGCGGGTGTGGGCGGAAAATTTCATCCCGCACGAATAACAACCCCTATTATGGAGCCAGTCATATTTTGAAAGGAGAAATGAACATGGCAGAGATAAACAAAATGTTGGATGATGCGATTGAAACAGAAATCCGAAACCTGAATGCTCTGGAAACAGGCAGCAAGGAAAAGTCGTCGGTAATCGACAATATCGCAACGCTTTATAAACTTCGCATCGATGAGGTGAAAGCGAACGCTGACGCTGAGGAAAAGCGCGAGCGCCGTATTATGGACAGTGAAAGGCAGAAAGCCGACGACGCTGCCCGTATGCAGGAGGACGCATTTAAGCAGCGCCAGATTCAAGAGCAGAGCCTGGATCGCTATGTGAAGATAGGGATTGCAGTTGCGGAATTGACATTGCCGCTGGTGTTCTACGGTGTCTGGATGAGAAGAGGATTCAAGTTTGAGGAAACTGGGAGTTTCACATCAACCACATTTCGTAATCTAATCGGCCGGTTCAGACCAACCAAGAAAGGTTGATCTGGCTGTAAACGCGGGGGTCGTGTAAAATACACGGCTCCTTCGTTTTTTTTTTCGCCGTTTCTGCAAGGGGTTTTATGGGAAGGAGAAGACAAAGAGCTCTTTCATTCTCTCGACTAAATTACGGACGCGGTGTATAATCAAAACATCGCTCCAAATATCAGGAGGTAATGAAAGTGCGTAAAAAGGGTAATAAAATCATTAAGCCGGCTGGTAGCGAACTGATGGACTACCTGAACCGGGGGTACGCAATCTGCAATAAGTGCGGGGCGGTCATGGATCGGAGAAAAGATTCAAAAGGCGGATGTGACATTTACACCTGCCCGTCCTGCGGATGGGAAATTGATGAGATGGACTATGAGTACGAGGATGGAGACGAGATGGAACTTGTACTCGACGAAAGAGGTAGCGAGTGCCTGATTTATAAAGACGACATGCCGCCCGCCGGTTGCAGAGCCTGCGGAGGCCCATACCCTTACTGCAAGCCGTCATGCAGAATGTTTGACGACTAACAGCATTATCAACGCAGAGGAGGAGTCCCGTAACAGGGGCTCTTCCTCTTTTTATTTTTGGAGAATTGTGATGCGCTATCACTTTGAGAAACCGCCAATTTATTTATCCATGTACGGCCGAAGATTTTTGTGCGACCATCCGGCCTATAACAGCTGCACATTGTTCGAGATCGGTGAAAAAGGGCTGGCTGTCATTCAGCAGCGGTTTGACCCGGATACTAAAAGTACGTTCTGGACAGAGGTGGACGCCTGGCTTACGGATGCTCTATATCTGCACCCAAAATTCAAGGGATTCTTCGACAGCCGGGCCGGAGCGTGTACGAACGGGCTTTACCCCACGGTGACTATCCGGCAGATTATGTGGGCGCTGAAGATGAAGCCTCTCCCAAAACATCGATGGGAAACCGTGTTTGACCGTCGCGATATTTGATGCGCAAAATCCGCAGCCCCCTTTATGGAAGACCAATGCTATATGAAAGGGGTTAAGGAGCATGGATGAGATGAAAATTGTATCGAAATTCACGACTGGAATCGTTTCTAAACTGGCAGAGGTGGCTTTGCGGAAAAAGTTAGGCGTAGATGCGGACATCACACTTAATGAAGTACAGGTCACCGTTGTCGATGGCAAAACGCATATCCACCTGAATTTAGATGCAGAACTCGGAAAAGAAGAATTGACCAAAATTCTGAAAAACATTGGTATCTAAAGGCAAGGCCGCATAACAGCGGCTTTTGCTTTTTCGCAGATTTTGCATCTCCTATTATGGAGAGGAAGTTAGCTCAGTGGTAGAGCGCCGCTATAACCAGCGGAGGCATCGGTTCGAGTCCGATACAGACTCTCTCACTTTTGGGGACGACGCAAACCGTTTATATTTTTTGAAAGGAGAAGAACAAACATGAAACCCAGACGAAATCTGGTCAGAAAGGCTGGCCGGACACTGAAAAAGGCATCGCCTGTTATCTTGACCTGTGTTGGGGCAGTCGGGGTGGCGGCCACAGCAGTATTGGCCGTAAGAGCCACGCCAAAAGCCCTTCGCATCATTGAGCAGGCAAAGAATCCGGAGATCACCACGCTCGACAAGGTGAAACTCACCTGGAGATGCTATGTACCGGCGGCCGCTACGGGGGTAGCCACAATTTGCTGCATTTTCGGCGCCAATGCGCTTAACCGTAAACAGCAGGCATCCCTTTTGAGCGCCTATGCACTGGTCAGCCGGCAGTTTCGCGAGTACAAGGGCAAAGTGGTAGAACTGTATGGAAAAGAAGCCCATGAGAGGGTCATGCAGTCGCTTGCGGTGGAGAAGGCCAAGGACATACACATTACCGCACCAAATGTATTCTCAAATTCTTCTCTTGAATTCGAGGGTGCGGATGAAGAAGAGCGGTTGTTCTACGACAGTTTCTCCGAGCGGTATTTCCAATCCACGATTAGCCGGGTATTGCAAGCGGAGTACCATGTCAACCGTAATTTCGCACTGATGGGCGGTTTTGTGGCACTTAACCAATTCTATGAATTTCTTGGAATCGAACCAAAGAAAGAGTTGTCCGAATTTGGCTGGTGGGTTGATGATGAACTATACTGGATCGATTTCAGCCATACCCGGGCGATGGTAGATGACGGCTTAAGCGGAGAGGTAGAGTGCTGGATTATTGAAATGGACTGGCTTCCGACGGATAAGGAGCCAGATTGACCCGCAGAAATCGCAATCCCTATTATGGAAGATTACACAGAGGAGGTCATCACTTCATGGAAAAGAAAACGGTATTCAAACTGATTTCCCTGTTCGGGCTTGCACTGGGCGGCATTGGAACACTGCTGTCCGGTTGGGCTGACGACCAGGAACAAGATGCGATTATCGATGAGAAAATCAATGAAGCGCTTGCCAATCGTGGCATCGGAGAAGACGAGGAGTCCTGACAAGGGCTCTTCGCTTTTTTTAGGAGATGGTTGAGGTGAACGACCGGGCCGTCTACGCGCTCATAAGGTTTTTGGACGAGTATTCGGAGCCCCCTGGGCTGGATTGGCCGCAGGAAGAGAGCGAAGAAGTGACTTTTTCCCGATGGGCTGCGGAAGAACTTCTAAATTTGGTCATGGACCATCCGATGACCCCGGCAGAAGACACGATTGAAGAATTTATCATCAAGATGGAGATCTACGCCGCCACAGCGACAAAGCGTGACTGCGAACGGATATTTTCCATCGCCGCACAGACTGCGAGAGAATTTCTCGACCTGATTTGAAAGGAGAAAAACGCATGGTTGAACTTGCAATGTTGTCGGTATTCCTATTTATCCTTGCGATCGGCGGCTTTGTAGCCGATTATATTTTCCCACACATCAAACCTCTTCAGCGTTACATCGACAGTCTTCCTATGATGGAGGAGGATGAAGAGCCTGATGAGGATTGCGTGGAACTATTGTTAAAGGAGGAAGCATCGTGAACAAACAAATGATCGCCGGAGTAGCCAAAAACATTCAAAAAGTGCTGAAGAAGCACAGCCCGGAAATTCTGACCGGCATCGGAATCGCCGGAATGGTGGCAACCACGATTTCAGCGGTCCGGGTCACGCCAAAGGCCCTGCGGCTCATTGACGAGCGGGAGATCCGGGAGGATAAGCGCCTGACCAAAAAAGAGATCATTCAGACGACATGGAAGTGCTATGTTCCGGCGGCAGTCACCGGGACACTCTCCATTACCTGTTTGGTGGGGGCGAGTTCCGTCCACATGAGGCGAAACGCCGCTCTGGCAACCGCATACACCATCTCGAAAACCGCTCTGGAGGAGTACCAGGAGAAGGCGCTGGAGGTGGTAGGGCCCAAAAAGGAACAGGCCATCCGCGATGCAGTGGCAAAAGAAAAACTGGAAAAAGCACATGTGGAAGGACGGGAGTTCATCGCCACCGGCCGGGGAGAAACGCCGTGTTATGACCCGCTGACCAATACCTGCTTCAAATCGGATATCGAAACCATCCGAAAAGCGGAAAATACGCTGAACAAGCGGATGCGGGACGAGGCCAAGATAACGGTCAACGAGTTCTTGCAAGAGATTGGTCTTGACTCCTGTGATGATTCCATCGGGGAAACCATGGGCTGGGACATTGATAAGGGATACATCGACCTGGACTTCAGTTCCCAACTGGTGAACGGCGTCCCTTATCTGGTCATCGGACACCATATCCCGCCGACATATCTCGGCTGGTGACATCCGCAGAAATTACATCTCCTATTATGGAGAACCAACCAACAAAATCATATTTGTAAAGGAGTAAATTATCATGGAAGAACTGAACGTGAGAACGAACGAGATGGAAGAACTCGAACCCGTCAACGAGGCGGAACAGGTTTCTGAGAATTCCAACGCGGGCGCTTTTGTCGCGGGACTCGTCGGAGGTTTCCTGGCTTACGCAGCAATCTGCGGGGCTAAGAGACTGAAGGCGTTCATCAGCGAGAAGAGAGCAGCAAAGAAGGATGCGGAAATCGTGGACGCAGAGAGGGTCGAAGAAGCTGACTCTGATGAGGAGCGGTCGGATTCCTGAAAAACCTTCCGGCAAGTAAGACACGGAGGGGTTCACCGAGGGGAAGTGCCTATAACAGGGCATTTCCCTTTTTGTTTTATGAAAGGAAAAGGTTTCTATGAACCAATATGTTTACAGCGGCCCCGTGATGGAGTTTGACCGGTGTATCATGAATAACTTCAAAGCGAGCACTTATGCCGTTTCTGAACAGAAAGCCCGCAGCAATCTGGCTTACCAGTTCAAGCGGCAGCACAATAAAGCGCCTGGCACGAAGATTTCTCTGCCTGGGAAAGTAGTCCAGGTAGCATAACACAGGAGGAATTTCAATGGCGGAATATCCCAACAACTCGCACAATGCGAGAGAAAGGCAGAATACCGGAGATAGCCCCCCGGAGAAGCGGGTAGAGAAAGTCGTCACCGGAGCGGTCAAAGCTCGAAAAAAGAGCGAAGTGAAGAAATTCGCAGGCATCTTTGTCCCTGAGGACACCAACAGCGTTAAAAGTTACATTTTGATGGATGTGGTGGTTCCGGGCATCAAGAACGCCATCGCCGATGTGGTGAGTATCATTCTGTTCGGCGAATCGGGACGCATTGGTGGAAAAAAGAGCAGCGGCTCCAAGGTGTCCTATCAGCGGTATTACGATGACAGGCGTGACGACCGCAGGGATTATAACCGGCCCCGTACAGCGCTGGGATACGAGTATGATGACATTATCATCGAATCCCGTGGCGAGGCGGAACTGGTATTAGACCAGTTAGAGGAAATCATCAGCACCTATGGCATGGCCAGCGTGGCGGATCTGTATGACCTTGTGGGTATCACGGGGCGCAGTTACACCGACAACAAATATGGCTGGACGGATATTCGCAATGCCAAGGTGGTTCGGGTGCGCGACGGTTATATTTTGCAGTTGCCGAGAGCGCTGCCCATTGGATGAAAGGAGTCCCTATGACAAGACCGGAGATTTTGGAAAAAGCGGCCCAGTGCGTCTGCGGCCATCGGGAGCAGGAATACGGCTCTCCGGAAAATAACTTTCAGGTCATCGCCGACCTTTGGCGTTCTTACAAAGGTGTGGACTTCACGGCTACGGATGTGGCCATGATGATGGCGCTGCTGAAAATTGCACGCATCCGAGGCGGAAATGCCACCGAAGACAGTTTCGTTGACTTGGCCGGATATGCGGCCTGCGGCGGAGAAATCGCAACTAATAACCATTAAATACGGAGGTTTATATTTACCATGAAGAAGACTGAACTGATGACTACCATGAACCGGACCGTTCACAAGGTCGGTTTCAAACTGAAGCAGCGGAGCCCCGAAATTCTGGTGGCCGCTGGCATTGTAGGCGTTGTGACCAGCGCCGTGCTCGCCTGCCGCGCTACAACCAAGGCCGGCAAAATCGTAGAGGAAACCAAAAAGTCTCTGGACCAGATCCACAAGGCGGAAGAGACTGGCGTTACTCCTGCCGGGGAATCGTACAGCAAGGAAGACTGCAAAAAAGATCTGGTCATCACCTATGTCCAGACCGGCAAGGCATTTGCCAAACTCTACGGCCCTGCCGTTCTCCTGGGCGCCGTGTCCATTACGAGCATCCTTGCAAGCCACAATATCCTGAAGAAGAAAAATGTGGCATTGACTGCCGCTTACGCCGGCCTTGATAAGTCCTTCAAGGAATACCGCAGCCGCGTTGTGGATCGCTTTGGCGAGCAGGTGGAGAAAGAACTGCGGTACAACATCAAGGCGAAAGAGATTGAGGAAACTGTTGTGGACGATAAGGGCAAAGAGAAGAAAGTTAAGACCACCGCGGATGTGGCCGATGAAGGTTGGGACCCCTCCCGGTACAGCCCTTATGCCAAGATTTTCGATGAAAGCCATCCGGACTGGATGAAGGACGCGGATCAGAACTTGTGCTATCTGAGGGCGCGTCAGAGCCAGGCGAACGACATGCTTAAGGCTCGCGGGCATCTTCTGCTCAACGAGGTATACGATATGCTGGGCTTCCCTCGCACGAAGGCTGGCGCGGTAGTTGGTTGGGTATGGGACCCCAAGAATCCCATCGGCGACAATTTCGTTGATTTCGGCATGTTCGAGGTGCGTCGCCCTAAGGCCGTGGATTTTGTCAATGGCTACGAGCGCTCTTTCATCCTGGACTTTAATGTAGTGGGCGACATCACCGACCTCATCGCAAGCCACCAATTCATTTGAGGATTAACTCATGAAACGAATTCGATTGCTGCTTGTGCCTGCCATAGCCTTATATTTGATGCTTTTGGTGGGTATCACTTTACCCACAACCGAAGCCGGTGAAGAGGCGTCTGCGGTTCTCCCGATGGAGACCGTGGAGCCTTCCCCGGCAACGACTACAATGGTGGAGGAATTGACCTACCACTCTCCGAAACCGGCCCCTACTCCAAAGCAGTGGACGGACGAGGAAGCGGAGGTTCTCGCCAAAATGCTGTGGGGAGAGGCTCGCGGTGTTCCGTCCGATATGGAAAAGGCGGCTTGCGTCTGGTGCGTACTCAACCGATGCGATGCTTATGGGAAATCTATCATCGAGGTTGTAACGGCTCCATACCAGTTTGTCGGGTATCGTGCGGAAAATCCTGTGGATGAGGAACTGCTGGCCCTGTGCGAAGATGTTCTTTCCCGATATTATGCGGAGAAAAACGGTCAGAGCAATGTCGGACGGGTCTTGCCGCAGGACTACTTATATTTTACTGGCGATGGGAAGCGCAACCATTTCCGAAACGAATTTGTCGGAGGAACGACCTTCGATTGGAGTTTGACAAATCCATATGAAAACTGACAGGAGGTATCATCATGAAACGCTATCTCAGAGCCCTGCTCTCTTACTCCCTGGCGACGGTATCGGGCCTGTGCCTCATCAGCGGTGCCGCCATCCTTTCGACCAAGAGGTGATCGGCATGGAAGGACTGACCAATTTAATTTCCATGCTGGATTATATCTTGGATACGAAGCGGAAGCGCCATATCACCGGCGGCATTCTGCTCAGTGCATCCCTGCTGTTCGGCGGTCTGGCTATGACCGTCATGAGCATCAAAGACGAGGAGGACTACAATGAGCAAGACGACTAATATACTCGCCTTTCTTGCCGGCGCGGCAGTAGGCGGAACCGCTGTTTGGTGGTGCGTCAAGGATTACTACGCTGCCAGGGCCAATGCGGATATCAATTCCGTCATTGAGACTTTCAGCAAACGCCATGACGACGACGCAGCCCAAGTGAAGCCGGCGGTAAGTCAGACTGCCCCTCGTGAAAAGCCCAACTTAGCCGAATACGCAAAAAAATTGAAGGATGAGGGGTATACCGAATATTCCCGTACAGTTGTACCGAAGAAAGAAGTCGCTCAAGGCGTCTCCGGCGCAACGCCCTATGTGATTTCTCCGGATGAATTTGGCGAAATCGAGGAGTATACCAAAATCAGCCTGATCTACTTCGCAGATGGTGTCTTGGCCGACGAACTCAACGAACCGGTTGACGATGTGGCCGAGATTGTGGGTGACGCACTGGATCATTTCGGAGAGTACGAGGATGACTCGGTCTTTGTCCGGAATGACGCCAAACGATGCGACTATGAGATTCTTCAGGATCTTCGCAATTTTAAGGATGTTTTGGAGGACATGCCTCCGCGTCCACACTAAGGAGGACTAACCTTTGACCAGAGATGAGCTGCTCAATCGATATTTCGATTGGATGTACCAGCTCGTAGTCGACGACCGATATTCTAAGTCCTATCGTAAGCTGTTTGTCAGGCTGCACGATACGGAATTCACATATACGATTCCGATGGACGGCAACCGGGCCGAGGACGGCATCGACCTTAGATATCGATTCGGCCGCGAGCAGCACTATAACGACCGCATGATCGCGTCCTTCTTGGACAACCGGCCATGCAGCGTACTTGAAATGATGATCGCCCTCTCTATCCGCTGCGAAGAGCACATCATGGATGACCCTGACATCGGCGACCGAACCGGACAATGGTTCTGGGCTATGATTGCCAGTTTGGGGCTTGGTTCCATGTATGACGCCCGTTTCGACCGGGACCGCGTAGATGATATTCTCGCGCGGTTCCTGGAACGGGACTACGCACGGAACGGAGAGGGCGGTCTTTTTACCGTCAATCTTTGCAGACAGGACATGCGGTCGATCGAGATCTGGTATCAGATGGCCTGTTATCTGAAGGAGATTCTCGCCTGATATTCCGCTTCCAAAAGGAGGAACACACTAATGAATACGATAACCCACAACATCTTCGTGACCATAAAGCCATCCAAGAAATTGGCAAAGGTCAACAGACGGACGATGGTGCTGGCAGTTGCCGGCATCGGCTTTGCCGTCTGGGCTGAGATCAACCGCAGGAAACAGGAGGAGCAAATCGAATTGCTCGCCAGAAAAATTACAAATCTGGAGCATGGTGAAGGAGAGTAAGCAATGCGATGTTAGACTTCCTTATGATTTCGACGCGCAGCGGTAAGCGCGGTGTAATCGAGATCTATCCGAAGTTCATTATCAAAAAACCAAACGATTTGATGATTCGAGGTGGTGACTTCTACGCTATCTGGATTGAAGAACGTGGTTTATGGTCTACGGATGAGCAGGATGCAGTCCAGCTCATAGACCGCGAACTGGATAGATACGCCGAGGAAAACCGCCAGCGTTTTGACAACCACATTAAAGTCCTGCATATGTGGGATGCAGAAACGGGCATGATTGATACCTGGCACAAATATTGTCAGAAGCAGATGAAAGACTGTTTCCACATGCTCGATGAGAAACTGATATTCTCCAACACCAAAACCAGCAAAAAGGACTATGCCAGTAAGCGCCTTGCCTATCCGCTGGAAGATGGGGCGATTAACGCTTACGATAAGTTGATTTCCACGCTGTACGAGCCGGAGGAGCGGCACAAGGTAGAGTGGTCGATTGGTTCTATTGTATCCGGAGAGTCCAAACGGCTGCAAAAATTTATGGTGCTTTATGGCGCGGCAGGTACGGGTAAATCTACAATCCTTAACATCATCCAGCAGCTTTTTGACGGTTATTACTCCGTCTTTGATGCCAAAGCGCTGGGTTCTTCCAGTAACGCGTTTGCGTTGGAGGCTTTTAAGAGCAATCCTCTGGTAGCCATCCAACACGACGGCGATCTCTCCCGTATTGAGGATAATACCCGACTCAACAGCCTGGTTTCCCATGAGTTGATGACGGTCAACGAGAAATTCAAATCCACCTATGCCAACCGGTTTAAGGCGTTTCTCTTTATGGGTACCAACAAACCGGTGCGAATTACAGATGCGAAGTCTGGTCTGATTAGACGCCTCATCGATGTGTCGCCTTCCGGCAACAAACTTGGTTTTCAGGAGTATAAGACTTTGCTCAAGCAAATTGAGTTTGAATTGGGGGCGATTGCCTATCATTGCCAAGAGGTGTATCTGGAAGACCCGACCTACTATGACAATTATATTCCCATCGCGATGCTCGGCGCATCCAATGATTTCTACAACTTTGTGGTGGATTCTTACCATGTGTTCAAACGCGAGGATGGGGTGTCCCTTAAGGCCGCTTGGGAGATGTATAAGACCTATTGCGACGAAGCGAAGGTTCTTTATCCTCTGTCAAGGATGGTGTTCAAGGAAGAGTTGAAAAATTACTTCCGGGAATACAACGAGCGGTTCAATTTGGAGGACGGTTCCCGTGTCCGGAGTTATTACAGCGGATTTCGGACGGAAAAGTTTGAGCGGCCTGTGGAAGAAGAAAAACCGGAGCCGCAGAAAACATTTATCCAGTTTGATGCTGAGGAATCGGTATTTGATAAGGAGTGCGCCGACTATCCAGCCCAATACGCCACATCCAAGGAAACGCCAACTCAAAAGTGGGAAAAAGTGTCTACCAAACTTGGGCAACTGGACACAAGAAAACTTCACTATGTGAAAGTGCCGGAAAACCACATTGTCATCGACTTTGATATTCCGGATGAGAACGGGAACAAATGCTTTGAGCGTAATCTGGAAGAAGCCAGCAAATGGCCCGCTACTTATGCGGAGATCAGCAAGAGTGGGTGCGGCATCCACCTACATTATATTTACAATGGCGATGTATCTCAACTTAGCAGGGTATACGACGACCACATCGAAGTGAAGATATTCACCGGAAAGAGTTCGCTGCGAAGAAAACTATCCAAATGCAACAACCTACCCATCTCGACAATCAGCTCGGGTTTGCCACTGAAAGGAGAAAGCAAGATGGTAAATACCAAAGCGGTGCAGAGCGAGAAAGGGCTTAGAGTTCAGATCAAACGCAACCTTAACAAAGAGATCCATCCGGCTACTAAGCCCAGCATCGACTTCATCCACAAAATTTTGACAGACGCATATGAAAGCGGCCTGTCCTACGATGTCACGGATATGCGCAATGCCGTTCTGGCGTTTGCGGCCAACAGCACCAATCAGGCAGATTATTGCATCAAGTTGGTCAATAAGATGCCGTTCAAATCTGCCGACCCGTCCCCCGCCATCAAGAACGATGATTCCAAACTGGTCTTTTATGATGTGGAGGTTTTCCCCAATCTGTTCCTGGTGAACTGGAAAATCGAAGGGAGCACCACTCCTGTTGTGCGAATGATTAACCCTTCTCCTCAGGAAATCGAGGACTTGATGAAATTCCGGCTGGTAGGATTCAACTGCCGTCGGTACGACAATCATATCCTCTACGCCAGGTTAATGGGTTACACCAACGAACAATTATATAACCTCTCTCAACGCATCATCAGTACGGATAAGAAGGCAAAAAGCAACAACTGTTTCTTTGGCGAGGCCTACAATGTCTCCTACACAGATGTGTATGATTTCTGCTCTAAAAAGCAGTCTTTGAAAAAATGGGAGATTGAACTGGGCATTCACCATCAGGAACTTGGCTTGCCTTGGGACCAGCCTGTGCCGGAGAACATGTGGCTCAAGGTAGCAGAATACTGCGACAATGATGTCATTGCAACAGAGGCAGTCTTCAATGCGCGAAAAGCCGATTTTGTAGCCCGAGAAATCCTGGCTGATGTCGCAGGTCTGACCGTCAACGATACTACAAATACGCTGACCGCCAGAATTATATTTGGCGGGAATCGCAAGCCGCAAGACCAGTTTAACTACCGAGATATGGGTGATACAACTCAAATCTTCGACCCCGAAGCGGACCTCCCCTTTGCACCGGAGTTCGACCAGTACACCGCCTTCGACAAGAAAAAGCGGCCAATCTTCCCTGGCTATAAGTTCGAGAACGGCAAATCCATTTATCGAGGCGAAGAAGTCGGTGAAGGCGGTTATGTTTACGCTGAGCCGGGAATGTATGGAAATATCGCCCTGCTGGACATTGCATCTATGCATCCCTCCAGTATTATCGCGGAGGAATTGTTCGGGCCGGAGTACACAAAGCGGTTCCAGGAAATCAAAGATGCCCGTGTTGCTATTAAGCACAAGGACTTCGATAAGGCCCGCAAGATGCTGAATGGCGCTCTGGCTAAGTATCTGACGGACGAAGGTTCGGCGGACGCTTTGGCTCAGGCATTGAAGATTGCCATTAACTCGGTCTATGGTCTGACCTCGGCCAACTTCGAGAACCCCTTCCGTGATAATCGGAACAAAGACAATATCGTCGCCAAGCGCGGAGCCCTGTTTATGATCAATCTCAAGCATGAGGTGCAGAAACGGGGCTTTACTGTTGCCCATATCAAGACGGACTCCATCAAGATACCGGATGCCACTCCTGCAATCATCGAATTCGTGATGCAGTACGGCGAGAAGTATGGTTACACCTTTGAACATGAGGCTACTTATGACCGGATGTGTCTGGTGAACAACGCGGTTTATATCGCCAAATACGCTACCGCCGAGAAGTGTCAGGAACTTTATGGATATGTGCCGGGCGACAACAAAAAGCACCCCAACGAATGGACGGCAACCGGAACCCAGTTTCAGATTCCCTATGTGTTCAAGAAACTGTTCTCTAAGGAGGACATTGTCTTCGAGGACATGTGCGAAACCAAGTCAGTCACTGGCGCTCTGTATCTGGATATGAACGAGGGATTGCCGGATGCTACGGAATTGGAGAAGCAGCGCGTAAAGCTCGAAAAAGAGATGGCAAAAGAGGCCGCTGCATTCTATGACGAAAAGAGCGAATATCCTTACTCACATCGATACTACGAATTGGAGAAAGCGTGGAAAAATCTTCGGGATGAAGAAAATAGTCCGAAGTACCACAACTACATCTTCATCGGTCGTGTCGGGCAGTTCTGTCCCATCAAACCCGGATGCGGGGGTGGGCTTCTGTGCCGGGAGTCAGTGGATAAGAAGACCGGTGATAAAAAGTATGATGCGGCTACGGGAACCAAGGGTTATCGCTGGCTGGAGTCGGAAATGGTCAAGGAACTGGATAAGCAGGACTCTATTGACCGTAGTTACTACGACGCAATGGTGGATGCGGCCGCTCATGATATTTCCGAGTTTGGCGACTTTGAATGGTTCGTTTCCGACGACCCTTATGTCGCAGAGGACAGGCCGCCATGGTTTGGTCCCGGAGAACCCTGGGAAGAAGACAAAACCGCTTTTGATGTGCGGTGATATTTGAAAGGAGAAAGGCACAATGCGATTGACTACCGAACAGGCTGCGGTCTTAGAGAAGATCGCAAAACGTTCTGGTATGGACTGCTGGTTTGCTGTTGACGACAACGGTCTGGTCCATGACAGGGAGAATCATTACCGCTTCATGAAGACTGCGGAAGCCGTCACACTCATTCATGAGGGGATGACCTCCTATAAGGATTGTCGCCTTACCAAGAAGGAGATTAAGGTGTTCGAGGCCCTTCTGGAGTCGGTAGGCAAGGCCAAGTCCTAATCACCATGCAGCGAAACGCTATGAATTAAAAAGGAGTTATGATTTATGTCCCGTAAAAACATTGATAACCTGCTCATCGAGAACGCTCACATCATGTTCCGCAACTTCTCCGGCAAGGAGAGTAAGTACAACCGCCCTGGTCAGCGCAATTTCTGCGTTGTCATCGATGACCCGAAGCAGGCACAGCAGCTTGCCGAAGACGGCTGGAACATTCGGGTGTTGGCGCCCAGAGAGGATGGGGAAGACCCCCGCCACTATCTCCAGGTTGCCGTCAGCTTCGAGAACATCCCGCCCAAAATTGTAATGATGACTCGGAGAAATCGGACGCTGCTGGATGAGGAGTCGGTGGACACGCTCGACTTTGCGGAAATCCGAAATGTGGATCTGACTATCCGCCCGTACTGCTGGGAGGTAAATGGCAAAGGAGGCATTAAAGCCTACCTCAAGACCATGTATATCACCATCGAGGAAGATGAGTTTGCGGAGAAGTACGCAGAGTACGAGGGGCCGGAGGAGTAATTCATGGGAAGGGGCGCTGGCTGAAATTGGCTGGCGTCCCTTTGCTTTTTGAAAGGAGAAAGCACATGAAACCATTCTGGAAAAAGCCCGGGAAGAAAAAACCGAAAAAGCAGTCTAAACCGGCACCGAAAATAAGACCAACACTGCCACCTAAAGCAGAATCATGGAAACCGTCGTATCCACCAAAGCCACCTGTCATGCCGGAGGAGCCGAAATATGAGCGGCCTCCAAAAGCACCGACCACAGTTCACAAGCCCCGCACGCACGAGAAGGAGTTTCTTTCCACTTTTCGTCAACTTCTTTCTGAGCGGAGCCGGCCATGGGATATTTGGAAGGATTTCATCATCATGTCGGCTTGCGCTCTGTCCAATCCAGTGGATAAGATACACTACGAAGAGCGCGAAAAGCGGTATCTCGATATCATTCAAAAATACGAACCGCGTAAGCAGGTGCTGTTCTCTGAACTGTTCGCACACATGGTCATGGCTTTGGAAGAGGACCCGGAACAAGACTTCCTTGGGAAGATGTATATGGATCTCAACCTCAGCTATGATGAACTGAAACAAGTCTTTACTCCATATCATGTCTGCCAGTTGATGGCGGATATTACGATTGGCGATATTGTTTCGCAAGTGGAGAAACAGGGCTATATCACCATAGATGACCCATGCTGCGGAGCCGGAGCAAATCTGATTGCGGCAATCCATACAGCACGTCACAAATTGGAAAAGGCTGGCCTGAACTATCAGAACCATCTTCTGGTCACTGGACAGGATATCGAAGAAGTGGTGGCGCTGATGTGCTACATTCAACTCTCTTTGCTGGGCGTGGCCGGATTTGTCAAAGTCGGCAACACCATTACGGAACCGATGAGTCCTTCTGACACTACGGAGAACTACTGGTTTACACCTATGTATTTCAATGATGTGTGGTGTTACCGGCGGCTTGCCCACAGGATTGATACTTTAATGAGAGAAGAAGGTGACTCGAAATTGCAGGCATAAATCTTCGCGATTACCAACTGGATGCAGTTGGAAGAATGAAAAATGGTTGTATCTTATGCGGTGGCGTTGGAAGCGGTAAGTCCAGAACCTCTCTTTCCTATTATTACCAGGAGCAAGGCGGCAAAGTGGGTACGGGCGATTATGTCCCAATGAACTCGCCAAAAGACCTTTATATTATCACCACAGCACGAAAGCGGGATACATGTGAATGGGAGGGCGAATTAGCGCCATTCCTGCTCTCCACTCATCCGGAGTCGAATTACTACAAAAACAAAGTGGTGGTGGATTCCTGGAACAACATTGGCAAGTATAAAGAGGTTACGAACGCTTTCTTTATATTTGACGAACAGAGAGTTGTGGGATACGGAGCGTGGACAAAGGCGTTCTTAAAGATTGCCAAATCCAACCGCTGGATCTTGCTCTCTGCTACGCCGGGCGATACCTGGCAGGACTATATACCGGTCTTTATCGCCAATGGGTTCTATCGAAACAAAACCGACTTCATTGACCAACATGTGGTATATGACTGGCGGGCCAAATACCCCAAGATTGATCGTTATCTGAATACTGGCAGATTGATTCGGCTTCGGGATCGTATCCTGGTGACGATGGACTTTCAGCGGCAGACCGTTTCCCATCATGAAGATGTCGCTGTTCCCTATGATATTGCAACGTATAAGACTGTTATGCGGCGTCGTTGGAATCTATGGGAAGACCGTCCTATCGAAACAGCAGGTGAACTCTGCTACTCATTGCGCCGCGTGGTGAATTCGGATGAGGCTCGGAGTGTGGCTCTCCTTGAACTGGTGGAAAAGCATCCTAAAGTCATTGTGTTCTACAATTTTGACTACGAACTGGATATTCTCAAATCTCTCTATTACGGCGAGGGGTTTGAAATTGCCGAGTGGAACGGTCACAAGCATCAGCCGATTCCGGATGGAGATAAGTGGGTTTATCTGGTTCAGTACACTGCCGGATGTGAGGGCTGGAACTGCATCACCACGGACACCATCGTGTTTTATTCGCAAAACTATTCTTACAAGGTCATGGTGCAGGCTGCCGGACGCATTGACCGATTGACAACGCCTTACACCGACCTCTATTACTATCATCTCAAGAGCTTTTCAGGCATCGACCTGGCTATCAGCAAAGCACTCAAGGCGAAGAAGAACTTCAACGAGGGCAAATTTGTTGGATGGGCCACGAAACCAATGCCTCGGGCGGCTTGATATTTTGAGCAGGGGGCTACTATGCTGCGGTTCATTCAATGCCTGCCGGGAAGTCTATATCGAACAATGCTATATGCATCCCATCTTCCCTTTTGGAAGTGGTTTTGAAAGGAGAAAAACATGGCTGGATTAAATTGCGATATTGTATGGAGAACCCGGCTTTGCCAAGTTGACGGCGAGCTGGGTCAATTTCATATCTGGGAACAGTGGTCTAATGTGGTAGACGCAAGCCCGCTGCGGGGCGGTCACCCTGGAGGTCAAATTGGGCAGGTCTACGGCATTGTCGAGTTTAAGGATGGTGTCCGGAGGGTAGACCCGTCGAAGATCAAGTTCTGCGATGAGGAGAATGCCTTGTTGGCAGAGATGGCGAAACATCATCAGGAGGGAAACGCATGAAAGTTTGTATTTTATCGAATGATGACCCCGCGGCCTTTCAAAGCTCGATCAATGCTTTTATCGCTGACAAAAAGGTCATCGACATCAAGTATCAGAGTATGAACCTGACGCTCAAGTTTACGAATGGAGTTCCTTCGGAATCAATCATCGTGGATCGTGCGCTCATCATCTATGAAGAATGAGCAGATAGCGGCAGTTCGTTGTAAATGCGGACGCCCGGCACATATTTGGCATTCTCGGGATGGATATTTGTGCGGGTGCATCAATCCGGACTGCGCCATCTCTTTAGAGAGATCGCAGAAGTCCAAAGCGGAATCGATCCAAAAGTGGAATGCGAAGATGAAAGGAGAAAACGATGCTGAAAATTGAAAACACCGAAGTCCTGGGCTGGGAGCACGCCATTCGTGGTATGCGCAACCCGATGAATTCCTGGGCAATAAGCGACAGCGAGGTATCCGTATGCGAGTGCGAACGCTGGCCGCACGATATCAAAAAATCGTTCGCCTGCCTCGGCTCCAACGACTTCGATTTGATGAAGAGGCTTCGCAACGCTGGTACTGACCATCGAAAGTTCATGCGGATGATTGTGGTCTATGTGGATCTGACGGCTCCGCTTTACTGGTGGAAGGAGTTCGATACTTACAAGGTGGGGACGGTGGCTAATTCCTGCTCCACGATGCACAAAATCGCAGAGAAGGAGTTTACGCTGGAGGATTTCAGTTGTGAACACTTAGAAGGCCGGGCCATGAATACCCTTGAAGATGTTGTCGATGACCTCAACTACTACCGAGAGCATTATCTGAGTATGGACAAACAGAAAGTACCCCACGCGAATAAAAAAGCAAAAGAGCTTTGGTGGCAGATGATCCAACTCCTACCCTCCTCATACAACCAGCGGCGGACGGTCATGCTCAACTATGAGGTGCTGGCCAACATCTATAAGAGCCGGCGGAACCACAAGCTGGATGAGTGGCATACCTTCTGCGATTGGATCGAGGGCCTGCCGTACAGTGAGCTGATTACGGGCGGTGCAGTCAATGAATAAGGAACAAAAGTGGATTAAAGAACATCCGGCAACCTGGCTTTTGATGCAGAAAATCGGAGATTTTTTGTGGTTCTTTGCTAAATTTTCTGTATGTATGCTTTTATGGCAGCTGGCACATCGCTGACTGAGATTACCGGAAAAGGAGAATGATATTTATGGAAAAGAGCAATTTCATCACCTCTTGGCAGGAAGTTCACACCATCGTGGATGACGCTATGGCGAAGGGTGACCGGACAGTTACTATTTATATTTCCCCAGACGGAGGCATGTCCATCGGCGTATCCCCTTGGCCTGATGAAGAGTCGCTGCGGGCCGCCTATGAGCAGGGCAAAATCTCATACAACGACTATCGCGCAAAACTGGGTTTAAGTCCCGTTCGTAATTAAGGAGAATTCTTCATGGACTGTAAAAACTGTATCTCGGCCCTGGTTTGCAAGTATGCGCAAGACGCCGCCTATCGAGAAAAAGTTCGGTCAGGAGAGGTTAGTTGCTGCGATTTCTATCCTCGGCCGGACGATTCATTGAAAAAGGCTATCGCCGCTGTGGCAAAGCTGGACTCTACCTCTGGTGTTCCTCAAAGCGTCTATGTTGTAGAGGAATGCTCCGAACTCGTAAAAGAGTTGATGAAAAAGGAGCGAAAGAAAGGCAACGATTTCGCTATCATCGATGAGGCCTGCGATGTGCTGACTACCATCTTTGTCATGCTTCGGCAGTACGGCGTGACAGAGTGGACTGTTCGGCAAAACATTCTCGCAAAGTGTAACCGCGCTCTGGAGCGATATGAAAAATCCGGAGAATTATAAGACCTTTGACACCTATTGTCCAGACATGATATGATGGACTTGACCAAAAACCATACGCAAATAATACAGCGCCCATTATGGAAGGAGGTTGTTAGCTTATGGCTGAACGCAACGATTCTCACCTTCTGAATGGTGGTGAAGATTCTATGGGCATGACGGATAACCAGTATAAGGGCATGTTGCTGGACCAGTTAGAAGACTGGCAGGAAGTCCTTGATCTGGCAATCGAGGCCGGGAACACCGAAATTCAGAAAAAGGTGGAAAAACAAATCGCGAAGATCAATGAAAAGCTGAAATTCTAACCTCAGCCAAAGGGAAGGGCTTGCGGAAACGCAGGCTCTTCTCTTTTTACTTTTATTTGGGAGAGGATACACATGAGTGATTACGGAGTCAAAGAAGCCCTATGCGCCCGCTGCTCCCATCGGGAGGTCTGCTCTTTGAAGGCGGAGTTCCTTGCGGCTCAGGAGGCTATCGACGAGGCCATCCTTCATCGCGAACGGAGGGACGACGGAGCCGTGTCCATGATCCGAATTCGGGACATCAAGTACATCGAGCCGGTTGAGCTGTGCTGCCGGCACTATGTGAGGACCGACCGCCCCCGTCAATTAACGGAGGGCTGATATGGTGCAAAAAAGAATACGGATGGTCCGGCAGGATATGTTGGGCGATAAGCTGCGGCTTCTCTATGACGATGGGACTCAAGGAGTTCTGTGTTATGGGGAGGCCGTTTCTCGTTCCAAAATTCCTATCTCCATTCAGCCGGAGAGTTTTGTCGGTCTTACCCTCAAGCAGGCAAAGATGAAGTTGGGAGTGAAGGACTGATGGTTCGCTTCGTTATCGGCATTTTAACTGTCTTACTCGACGCGGTGCAAATGTTCCGGGAATATAAGAAAAGAAATATTGCCGGGGTTCTTTTCTGGGGCATTTTATTACTCGGCGTTGTAATCAGCATGAACTGAAAACTGATATTTGTGCAAAGGAGAAAACATGGAAAGCAAAACAGCTCACAAAATCATAGCGGTAGACTTCGATGGGTGCCTCGTGGTCAACAAGTGGCCGGAGGTAGGCGCACCTATCGAGAAGAACATCAGCAAGCTAAAGGCGGAGCAGTCCGAGGGCGCTAAGGTCATTCTTTGGACCAATCGAGTAGGCAAGCCTCTGGAGGACGCGCTGGCGTTCTGCAAAGAACAGGACATCCATCTGGACGCAGTCAATGAAAACCTGCCCGAGATTGTTGAGGCTTTTGGTGGAGACTGCCGGAAGATCTTTGCCAACGAGTATTGGGATGATAGGGCGGTACTGATGTCGGAACAGGACATCGGTGAGTTTTCGGACGGGTATCACACCTTCAATTCCCTCTACCATCAGCGGCTTATCCTCTTTGCGGCTCTGGTGAATACTTTCCCCACTCTGGCTTGGAAGTCGCACAAGCACTTCAATGGTGAGGTTCCCTTTGGCGGAGGTTGGTTCATTGTCGGTATCGAGACACCCAAGGGGCAGTACACCTATCACTATGAGGAAAAGGACTGGGATCTGTTCCGATGCAAGGAGGTACCTACCGCGCCCCAGTGGGATGGTCATACCGATGCGGATGTAGAGCGGCTATTAGCTATGACCGAGGGTTTGGAGGGCGATGTGTCCTCCTGGGCCGCCAAAGAAGTCGAGCTGGCCTGTCAGAAAGAAAAAGAGGCTTCTGAGGACAGCGATGAATGGGATTATGGCGTGGCCTGTTATGAGAGCGCTTTGAGGGCCTACGAGTGCCTGTGCCGGGATGGCCACAGTGGGTTCAGTATCCAGATCACCAAGAGCATCCTCAACCGGCTTGTAGACGGCAAGTGTCTGACCCCCATCGAGGACACTCCTGATATTTGGAACGAGGTCGATAACGGAAAGGGCGCAAAGAAATACCAGTGCAAGCGCATGTCCTCCCTGTTTAAGGAGGTAACCTCGGATGGCACGGCTACTTACAGAGATGTCAACCGGGTGTACTGCGTCAACATTGATGCGCCGGATGTATCGTATACGAATGGGCTGGCTACCAGGCTTGTGGACAAACTGTTCCCCATCACTATGCCTTATCTGCCTACTGGAAAGAAGTTCAAGGTTGTCCGGGAGGAGTTCCTTGTGGATGAGAAGAACGGCGACTATGATACGCTGGCTTTCCTGTGGATCGAGACTCCGGATGGCAAGAAGGTGGAAGTCAACCGATATTTCAAGGAAAGCGACAGCACGGAAGGCTTTACGCCCATCGACAAGGCAGAATATGAAGAGCGGAAAGCGAAGCGGGTGACCGGGAAATGAAAAACGGCTGGGATGATATCCTTCGTTTCATCTTTAACTCAGTTGTTATTTTGGCCATTCTCGGCGTTCTATTTCTTATAAAACTGCTGATCAGCTTTTTGAGGTGGGTTCTATGAAAAACTCTGACACCCTGCTTGTAGGGTTTGATCACTCGAACGGTGATATTGCGGTGCTGATTGTTGGTCGGAAGGAGGCTGGCAATGCGGTACAAATCGTCAACCAGTTCCAAGGGAAAGAGGCTGAGGAGCTTTATCAGCGGCTTCTTCAGAAACACGGTGATTGATATTTTTGAAAGGAGAAAGACAATCATGACTAAGAAAATGGAAATTTGTAAGGTGCGCAACGGCGAACGCTTTATCGTTGATGGCGAGGAGTTCGTCAAGCTGGACGATATTGCCGGCGGCGCTTTTGTGCTGCTGGCTGATACTCTGCCTGACTACTGCGCATTCGAGAGCGAGGACGCTGATGACGACCGCGACCACAACAACTTCATCGGCAGCAATGTAAAACGGGTAGTGGATGAGTGGCTGCATAGGCACAAGATCCTCTCTGAAGCGGCTCTGGCGCTTCCCATTGACCTGACCAGCATGGACGGCATGACCGACTATGGAATGCCCAATGTCTACGGAAGAATACTGACGGTGGATGAGTACCGCAAGTATCGGCGCTTCATCCCGCTGACGGACAAGCCTTTCTGGACGGCTACGCCTTGGTGTACGCGCTCCTCGCTCTCCGGCACCAGCAGCTACGCGTATCGCGTGGGCACTGATGGGAGCGTCGACAACCTCAACGCGTATTATGCGTACAACTGCGCTCGTCCCGCTTTGGCTCTGAAATCTTCCCTCTTGGTCTCTGTGGAAGAAGAGAATGGGGAGAAGGCTCTTTGCGACTATACTGACACGGAGCTGCTGGATGAGCTTCTGCGCCGGCGGACTGAGAAGAAGGAGGTGCGGTAAGATGATCAGCTTTGGAACGAAAGTTGCGGTTCTTCCCGGAACTTCCTATGGCGGCCTTTTTGCCGGTCATACCGGTACCGTCTGCAAATGGCATCGGGCGACCAATAAAATCGGCGTAAATTTAGATGGGGTCCGGAATCCCGAGAGCAAAGAGGGGATTTTCTGGTTCCCCGAGAATCAGTTGGGTATCATTCAGCCCAATCGCGATATGGATGGGGGCACATGGTGGATGAGAGCGAATCCGAATATCGTCGTGGGGGAAACTTTGAATGTGAAGAAAGTCATCTTTAACGGGCCTAAAACCATTGTAATCTGGGAGGATGGCTCCAAGACGATTGCCTCGTGTGGCGAAGGCGACCAGTTCGATCCTTATACCGGTTTCTGCGCTGCGGTAGCGAAGAAGGTATTTGGTTCTACCAGCGCGGTAAAGAAGATCCTCGCACCGTTTATGCCCGAGAAAACCATCTTGTATGCGGACAATAAGCCGTTTCAAGAAATCTATCATGTTGGAGGAAACAAAAATGCGTAAACTGTATCGCAGCATGGCAAAGGCCGAGATGGCCCGCATGGGATATTCCAAGGTCAATAAGCGTCTCCGCTACAATCAGTGGAGGCGCGTACTTAACCTGCGGCCAATCAATTTGAAAACCGGCAAGCCCATCGCAGAGAACTTCCACGGCCCCAAGAAACAGCGTAAGGGTTCCGCTCCTTGCATCCTGATGTATGCCTGATGCAGGTAAAGAAAGCGGGTGGGAAGGTTTACGGCGCGGTGCTCACAGCAGCGGAGAAAAAAGCGATGGATATGGAAATCCAGCGGGAATTGGCCGAGTACGACCGCAAACACATTGCTGAAATCGACGCGACTATCCTGTGGGTGCTGCACGAGCAGTTTGGGTTTGGCGCCAAGCGGCTGCGCGCCTACTACGATGCCTTCCATGACCGCATCAATGAATTGGTCGGCCGCTATGAAATGGACACCGGAGATGATGTTTGGCTTTGCACGCAGATGCTGAAGAAAATCGGTGTCGATGTGGAGGCGTGGCATAAGGAGAGCGAGCATGGGGCTTGATGCTTTTGGGAGAATGGTACGAAACATCCGCTTAGTCAGGGCGCTGCTACTCTATGACATGGCAAAGGACCTTGATATTTCACCGGCCGAGCTGTCTGCCATTGAGTGTGGGAGAAAACCTGTCCCTGATTGGTTTGTCTCCAGGTTGCAAGAAAAATACGACATCAGCGACATGCACACCCAATCGCTTATCAAATTTATGAAGGAACGGAGTGACAGCGATTGTCCTGGAATGACCGAAAAAACGCAGAAGGATATTCAGACCCCACGGCATACCAAGCCCTGAAGAATATCGAGGCCGAGGATGAGAGATTTCACAAGGTGCTCCGCGCCATCTTTGATATCTGTGCATTGGCCGACTTCGAGATTGAGGGCCGGATTGTTCTGGTGGACAAGCGGTCTGGAAAGGTTTGGAGGTGAGCGGAGTGGGCATGACGCTCGAACAGACTTTGGAAACGATCGCCAAGATACAGGAGGCCTGGGACGCTTTGGCGCAGTCGATATCGGATGCGGCTGAAGCCTTCGCAAAGATGTGGGAGGAGATCTTCTCCGCCCCTGATATGTGGCCCGGACGGAAGTCTGTCCCGCCGAAAAAGTACGGCATGTCCCTGCTCAAAAAGCGTCTGAACCCGTCCGTACACTATCGGTACATCCCCTGCACACCACGCAATCTGCCCTATCAGCGGCGCTCTTATTAAGCGGGTGGGTACGATTTTGGCCCGGTTCTGTCCTAACTTAGAATAGAAATCCGTCTAAGCTAAGATAGAATTCGGGCCATTTTTGTGCCCACTTTGCAGTTGTAAAAGTGGGTTTTTGGCCAAAAAAGTTGGGCAGATGACCGATTTTTGAACGCTGGATGAGCGTGTTCGGACGATTTTGGTCAAAAAAAAGTGGGTTTTTGGCCAAAAATTTTTCAAAAGTGGGCAGCCGGAAACCCTTGCGGCACAAGGCTTTGCGGGTTTTCTGCCCACTTTCCCACTTTTTTTCTTAATTAAACGCGAAAAAAAATAATCAAATATTTATATTAAGTGAAAGAAAAAAGTGGGTTTTTGGCCAGAGAGGCATTTTGAGGCGAAAAACTTGCTCTTTTCTTTGCCAAAAGGATGTGGTATACTGAAACTGCCATGCAATCCAATATTGTCATCGAATGATGGGGAAGAATAACTTGGCAACAAGTGTCTTCTCTCTTTACTCATACCCATTGTTTGGTGACGAGATTGTGTGGCAACAATGAGGGATGCACTTTTGTACTGGGTGCGTCTTCTCATTGGAGGCGCACTCTTTTTATTTGTAAGCAAGGGAGGATATGTAACAAATGGCAGAACGCAAGTCAGGAGGCGACATCGCGGGGATGGCTATTGCTATTGCGGGATTGGCCATACCGGTGGTAGAAAAAATCATCGATAAAGTGTCCGAAAAGACTGGCGATGAAACTGTAACCGTCCCCGCCTTGTGTGATAAGAACTATCCTCTCGATTTGGAAAAAGTGATTTCGGTGTTGGAAGGTTGTGGGCTCAAAGCAACACCCAGCAAACTATCTATTAGAAATGCCCATCCCAAATACCGAAATTGTGATGATCGCCAAGTGATTAACACCAAGCCCAAATGCGGCCAAAAAGTTCCGGTCGGCACCACAATACTGGTGAGTTACATCACGCAAGAAGTCATAGATGAAAGTCTAAGGCTTTTTGAAGAAGAGAAAAAACAAAAGGCCTCTGTAAAATTGGCAAAGGCACAAAAGCGGGCCGAACAAAGAGACCGTACAAAAACCGCACTTGTGGAAACAGTAGCAAAAACCAAACAAGGACTTGGTCGCATGATTCACAAACATAAAACGGATGAGGAGGGAACCGACCATGAGCAGAAATAATAATGGTACCAGCGGAGGAAGAATTCTTCTGGATTTCATCCTCACCATCTGCACTAGCGGACTTTGGCTTATCTGGATACTTATCCGCTATCTGCGCAACAACAGTTGACATCTCTATAAGCACTATATTTTGAGGAAGAGTCTTTTACGAGGCTCTTCCTTTTATTTTTGGCTTCCGCGAAAAAAACAGACTCTTTTATGGAGAGAAGAGAGAAATGTGTTGTGTTTCTCTATCTCTCCTTTTATTTTTTGCAGAAAGGAGGCCTCGTCTATGGCCAGAAGTTCCAGATTGGAGAGCGGTTTTCAAGACCGGCTTATCAGCACGCTCAAGACTCTGTTCCCCGGATGCATGGTTTTTAAGATGGAGCAGATCCAGGGCATTCCTGATTTGCTCATTCTGTATGGCAAGAAGTGGGCCTCTTTGGAATGCAAGCAGTTTGCGCGGGCCAAGAAACAGCCAAACCAGGACTACTATGTTGGGAAGATGAACGATATGTCTTTCTCTCGTTTTATCTCTCCCGAGAACAAGGAGGAAGTGTTGAATGAACTTCAACAAGCACTCAAACCTTGAAGGACAGCACGCCTTTCTTGGCGCAAGCAAATATCACTGGATCAATTACAGCGAGGACAAGGTCGCTGACGCCTATACCAAATTCCTCGCTACACTTCGTGGCACCGAGTTGCACGCTTTTGCTGCTTATGCCATCAGGCTGGGACAAAAACTTCCCAAGTCACAGAAGACACTGAATATGTACGTTAATGATGCTATCGGTTATAAAATGACACCGGAGCAGATTTTGTACTATTCAGAAAATTGCTTTGGGACCGCAGACGCTATCTCGTTTCGGAATAACTTTCTGCGCGTTCATGATTTGAAGACCGGTGAAGTCCCCGCCCATATGGAGCAACTTTATATCTATGTGGCACTTTTCTGCTTGGAGTACCGCATTAAGCCAGCGGACATCGAGATTGAGTGCCGTATTTATCAGCACGACCAAATTCTTTACGACCGTCCGACTACCGAGATCATCGTGCCCATCATGGACAAGATTATCACATCGGACAAGATTATTGCCAAAATCAAGGAACAGGAGGGATAAGCCATGAACCCCATCGAAGAAGATATTTTGATGCACTACGGCGTAAAGCGGCGTTCCGGTCGATATCCGTGGGGCTCTGGTGACAACCCTTATCAGCGCAGCGGCGACTTTCTTGCCAGAGTTGAGGAACTCAAGGCTCTCGGAAAAGAAGAAAAAGAAATCGCCAAAGAAGTTGGGCTGAGCACCACAGAACTTCGTATGCAAGTCCGTGTCGCCAAACATGAGCGACGCGCTTTGCTGGCTGACCGAGCCCGTTCCATGCGGCAAGATGGTAAGACCTTGGATGAAATCGCCAATGCACTTGGCTTTGAGAATGATTCTTCCGTTCGTGCGCTTTTGAATGAGAATACGGCGAAGAACAAAAACAAAGCACAGGAAACAGCAGAAATTCTGAAAAAGGAATTGGCTGAAAAAGGCGCTATCGATGTTGGCTACGGTGTGGAAACCCAACTTGGCGTCTCCCCTGGTGTTCTCCAAGAGGCATTATTCATTATGGAAACAGAAGGGTATAGCCGATTCGGAATCGGTGTTCCACAGGTCAACGACCCGACTAAGCGAACTATCACTCCTGTTATTGCGGGGCCCGATATTTCTCAAAGAGATCTTTACCAAGACCCGAGCCTTGTGAAATCGGTTGGCGAATACCATTCACCCGATGGTGGAGAGTCCTGGGACAAGCGGGAGTATCCGGCCAGTATCAGCTCGGACCGCGTGAAAATTTTGTATGGCGATGAAGGCGGCACCAGCAAGGATGGCGTCATTGAGATTCGGCGCGGCGTGCCTGATCTTGACCTTGGTCAATCCCACTATGCGCAGGTTCGTATTTTGGTGGATGGCACCCACTACCTAAAGGGCATGGCCATGTATTCCGATGATATGCCGGATGGAGTTGATATCGTGTTCAACACGAACAAACATTCTGGTACCCCCAAGAAAGATGTCATGAAGAAGATTAGTGATGATCCCGACAATCCGTTTGGGGCGTTCATCAAGGCGAATGGTCAAAGTTATTACCCTGACCCGGATGGTAAGTATGTCGATCCTGTCACTGGGGAAAAGCGTTCCCTTTCTGCCATCAACAAACTGAAAGAGGAAGGCGACTGGGATAAGATGAGTAAAAACTTGTCGTCCCAGTTTCTTTCTAAGCAGCCTATGAAGCTCATCCAGAAGCAGTTGGATTTGACTTATGCTGATGCTGCCGACGAGTTTGAAGAAATCCGTTCCCTGACAAACCCCACGGTGAAGCGGAAAATGCTGATGGACTTTGCTGATGAGTGTGATTCGGCTGCTGTGCATCTGAAAGCAGCTGCCCTCCCAAGGCAAAGCACACAAGTTATTCTTCCCATCACAGCGATGAAAGAAAACGAGGTCTTCGCTCCCAACTATCGAGACGGTGAGAAAGTGGCGCTTGTCCGCTATCCTCATGGCGGAACATTTGAGATCCCGATTTTGACGGTTAATAATAAGAACCCGTCAGCCGTATCCATTTTGGGCAAGAACATTCGCGATGCCATTGGTATCAATCCTGCGGTAGCGGAGCGTTTGTCTGGTGCAGACTTTGATGGCGACCAGGTTGTGGTCATTCCTACTGGAGGAAAGGTCAGTATTAAGTCGACAGATCGTCTGGAAGGATTGAAAGGGTTTGACCCAAAGACACAATACTCTACCGAAGGAAAGACTGGCGTCCGTCTGCTGTCCAAAGAAGCGACACAGATTGAAATGGGTAAGATTTCCAACCTCATCACTGATATGACCCTCCGGGGGGCCAACGAAAACGAGTTGGTTCGAGCAGTCCGTCATAGCATGGTGGTTATCGATGCCGCCAAGCATAAGTTGGACTACAAGCAGTCCGAAAAGGACAACGGTATCGCCGAACTTCGGAAGACCTACCAGGGCTATACGGATGCGGATGGCCGGGAAGTTGGCGGAGCATCAACGCTTCTGTCCCGTCGAAAACAGGATGTCAGAGTTCCTGAGCGCCAGGGTAGCGGCCGCATTGACAAGGATACCGGCAAGGTAATCTATAAGGAGTCCGGCCGTACTTACATCGACCCTAAAACCGGAAAACAGGTACGGGCCACCACCAAAGCCAAGCTTTTGGAAGTAACGGACGATATACGCACCTTGTCCTCTGGTACCCTCCAGGAGGACGCCTATGCAAGATACGCCAACCAAATGAAGGCCCTTGCCAACGAAGCCCGAAAGGAATACACAAGAACGGGAACGCTCAAATATTCCAGCAGTGCCAGAGCAACCTATCAGCCTGAAGTAGACCGCTTAATGGCCGCACTCAGAGTTGCTACTCTGAACGCACCCAAAGAGCGAGAAGCACAGCGCATTGCGAACTCTAAGGTAAAAGCGAAAGTCCAAGAAAATAACATCACAGATAAGGATGAGATTTCTAAGATTCGCAGAGCCGCAATCAGCGATGCCAGAATAGCAACTGGAGCTGGCGGAAAGAAGACTCGTATTACCATTACTGATGGTGAATGGGAAGCGATTCAAGCTGGCGCAATCTCGGATACGACATTACAGCAGATTCTTCGTTATGCCGATCCCGATAGCGTTAGAGAACGCGCCACTCCAAGAACAACCACACAACTGTCAACAGCTCGCATCAATCGCATCAAAGCAATGGCAAACTCTGGTAACACAAATGCTGAGATTGCAGAAGCTTTGGGCATTTCTACTTCTGTGGTTGCGAAGTATCTTAATGAATGAAAGGAGTGAGAGCAAATGGCTAAGTGTATGTTGACTACTCATGACAACCCGTATGACCCATTCACCCAGTACGAGGCATGGTACAACTTCGATGAAGGAAAAGGTTATCATTCCTGTTCCTTTTTGGCTCGGATTGCTCGAACTTCCGATCGACTTTCGGATGAAGAAAACGATCAAGAGATTGAACGAGCCATAAATGACA